ATAGCCGCGGCAAAGATACTGCATGGCTTTGGCCGCACGTTTCGGGGTGTCGAGCAGGCCTTCGCGGGAAACGTCCTCGCCGAGTTGACCAAGGATCGCGGTGTAGTTCTGTTCCAGTGTCACAGGGGCTTGTTCCGTGTGGGTTTCAGAGGGGTACTGTTTCTGTCTGTACCGAATTTGTACCAATCAAGCTCGTTTCCAGTTTTTCCAACTCATTCCAGTCAGTGCTGGAGTTGATCCACTTGGCATATGTGGACAGCAGCATTTGCACGCTGTGCCCGAGCTGATTGGCGATAAACGCAGGATTCATGCCCGCCATTAGGCACATGGTAGCGTAGGTATGCCGGCAGTTGTACTGCCGTCTGCCCCGTATCTCCAGCTTCTCTACAGCCACCTTGAAGAACTTATCGGTCAAACTGGCCTGTTGCAGGTAGTCGCTGATCCGGGTTGGCGGAAACACGTAGGGCGATTCTCTCTTCATCCTCTTCTTTTGAGACCGCCGAAGCTCGGCTACCTTCTCAGCCATCTTTAGCGCATTCATGGCCCTGCTGTTGAGCATGACCATGCGTGCCGCCTTCGTTTTCGTCCGCTCCTCGATGACCTTATCCACTACGATTCGGCAGACATGAGCAAGACGCTTGTCCTGATCCACCTCATCCCATCGTAAAGCCGCAATCTCGCCAGGGCGCATGCCGGTGTAGAAAGCGAATTCAAAATAGGCGGCGTAAATCCCGGTCGCGCCGCTTAGCGCTGCATAGAGCTCAGCGATTATCGCGTCAGCCTCTTCGACAGTGAACGGGTCAGGCTGCTTCTTTGTTCTCCCGGGCAGCTCGATAGCATCCACAGGGTTGCGCTGGACTGCTCCATCGGTAAGAGCAGACCCGAACATCGCCCCGAGTCGCTCAATGGCCGAACGTCGCACCGCCGCACTGTGCCATTTGGTTTCAGAAATGACCCGTCGCAGATCCATTGGCGAAACCAGATCGATTGGCAGCAGCGCGAAATGGGGCATCCAGTATTTGTTCAGCGATATGCGGTAGTTCTTTCGCGTTCCACCGACCACTTCCCGACCATTGAGCCATGCCTGAGCGTAGGCCCCGAACAAGAGACGAGAACTGTGGTGGGCGTGCTTTGAATTTGGGAAAAGCTCGGCGTACCGGCTGGAATCCAGAACACCGTGCTTCGCCAGGCTGATTACGTTAGCGCGTAGATCGGCGGCAGCTTTGATCCCTTTTGGCGTTTGGGGATAAGGGAGGGTCTCGCAGCGTCTTTCGCCATTCCACGTGAACCTGATGCGGACAGATTGGCCCGCGAATTCAACTCCGGTGGGCAGTCCCATTGGCTTTCGAGCCATGCCTCATATCTCCTAATGCTGTAATAGATGCGCCCATCAATCTCGTTCCAGACGCCCTTTGGGATGATTCCACGGGCGCGCTTACCTTGCAGGGCTCTTCGCGTGGTCCCGACGAGTTCGGCCATCTTCGCTTCAGGTACCTTGTCCGCGACATAGGGCTCGTTCAGCTTCTCTGCTGCTGCCATGCTGGTTACCTCCGTCCGGGGTCTATGCGGGGTTGAGTGGTGCGAGTTCGGCAGGGATGCTTACCGAATCGCCCAGTAGGTGAGCAACGATGCACTGACATGCCGCAACCAACGGCGATTCGCTGCTCTGACTGTGGGTCATGCCAATAAGCGCCTCGTACTCCTCGAAGGAGTAGATGAGGCTGACGCGGTATCTCGCGATCAGTGGGCCGGCGTAATTCCAATCAGTTGAGGGCTGGTAGTAGGCGGTCCAGCAACCATTGCCGCACGGCATCTCATAGATGCAGCAAACCGAGCGCGATGCGGTAACTGTCAAATCGGATGCCCCGGTGGCTTTAGCGACTGCCCAGTCAAGAGCAGCGCCTTCCAGTTCGGCGACCTTCAATTCAGTTGTTTCAGGCATGAGAACTCCCGCCCGCCGAGCATTGGCAGGCATGTGGATAGATGGGGAAGGGGTTACTTGATCCGATCAGCAGCAGGCGCCGGCATGTACATCCCGTTGCAGCGCCACACGCCGAAGTCATCGACGGTGCATTCAGCCCAGCGCTCTGGATTGCCGTACTGGGGTGGGAAGTAGACGAGGTAGGTCATGGCGTAACCAGCTTCAACTGGTCTCTTGCCACGTCGGGGAGCACGTCAGAAACGGCCTTGAGGATCAACGCCGTGTCGGCAGGGCCCAGGCTCTTGCACATCGACCCTGTCGCGGCAGCCATAAATCCAGCCCATATCTGCGCCTTCTTCGCATGATCAGGTCCAGCGTTCAGGCTGACTACTTCGTTGAAAGTGGTGCTGAGCTCGTTCCACATAAAGGAGCCAAGATCCAGTTTTCCATCGCTCACGGTTTCTCCTTCGCCGCGCTCAGGCGCAGCAGGCAATAGGGATAGGGTGGGTCCGAACGGGCGGCGGGGTTACTTGTTCAGGCGGGCGATATCGTCGAGGCAGGCGTTCCAGCCCTCTACCTCTGCCAAGTACCGTTCGCTATTATCGTTGAACCACTCCCGCCGCTCAGGCATCACGACCGTGCTGCCTTGTGTTCGGAGGTGCTCCGAACATTGAGGGCTGACCTCCGAACATTGAATTGCAGCATCCTCGGCAGGGGCGGCGAGCAAATCCGCAAGGGACGCGACAGCGCGCCAAGCATCGACAAGATCCACCGCATTAACGCCAGCGCCGCCCGCTTTAACTGCCCGCTTCAGCAGCTCACGCGGCACGCTAACCATTTGTTTGTTGTCGGTCATGGTTTCACCTGCATGCGCAATAAGAAGTCGTCCGGTTCGCGAACAAAGTGGACTCCGTCTGCGTTCTTGTAGACGTAGCGATTAAATCCTTTGAGAGTGCCCTCACCCTGCGCGATGGCTACAAACTGATAATCGCCCCCCCTTGCCGATGCACTCGTAGCGCTCACCCTTCGCGGCTGGCGCGTCCGGACATTTCTTGCACGCCCCAACACCGTCGCCGGGACATTCATGATTCGCTGGCGTCCAGCAAGCGGCTGGCGCGGATTGGTGGGCGAGATAGGTGCAGACTTTTCGATAGTGGTCGCAGTTTGCAATCGAGTCGCAGACCTCACCGATCAACTCCCGCGCCTTGGTCAGTTCGTCTTGCAGCTTGTCGTTCTTAGCGCGCTCTTCGGTTAGTTCAGCCCGCTTGACCTGATAGGCATCGGTTTTGCGCAATAGCTGATTTTCAGCTTCATCACGCTGACCGACGATGGTATCCACTTGCAGGCGATAGCTATGGTTTGAGGCTCGCAAGTCGCTGCGTTCAGCGCGTAGCCGCTCCACCTCGGCCTTGAGGGCGTCACGCTCTTTCTCCGCGGCAGTGCATTCACCCCGAATACGCCTCATGTGGTTAGCGGCGTTGTCGCGAAACGTGGTCATCTGAGCTAGCTCAGCCTGCAACCGGGTGACGTGGGCGCGGTCTACCAGTTCACGGCCATCCATAGTCCTTGCGGCTATTTCCACCTCCCCGCCAGCAGGCGGCACAGGGGCGTGGTGTTGGTGCTCATCGAACCGACGCTGAGCTTCCGCATCGCCTTTCAGGCAGCCACAGCGATATGGGTGCGCGGTGTAGTCGGCGTGGCAAAGCCGGTCGGGGTATGACTTCTTCTCTTCGCACCCGCAACGCGCCGGATGTGCCTGTGGTTGTTGGCATTCCTGACTCATAAGCCCTCCTGAATATCCCGCTCACCGTCAGCCCGCATGGCGTCGATGGCGTATTGATGAATTTCCCGCGCCATTGCCAGCGCGGCGCTTGGTGACAAGTGGGTTTGAGGCAATCGGTGAAGACTGATGCGATGACTGCCATCAGTGCCAACGAAAACGGTGGCTTTGACCATTCGAACTGGTTCAGGCATGGCGATATCCCTGTAACCCAATCAGGTTACTTTTCGAGATGTAACCTCTGGAGGTTACTGTTGGTTGAGTTGACGGCTTGTTGAATTCGGGGATGATCTGGGTTCAATCTTTCGGAAGAGATCAGGTAATGACATACATCGCAGATCAAAAAGACGAACTTCCAGCAGGCACCAGTCGCAAAAGCTCTGTTTGCTTTGGTTGCGGAAAAGTATTTTTCGGTGGGGCGGTTCGCTACGACGGATTCGGAGGGCCCGACACTGCACAGTCAATTTATCTGCACGCGGCATGTGCCTCGGCGATGGCTCAAGTCCTAATCTGCGATGCCTGGCCGAACCGCCGAAGAGAAAGTTAAAGCACCATTTCAGTTTGCGATTCACGCTGCCAGATCGGCGCGCTGTTATGTGCTTCGATCCGGTCTGCGATAACGTTTGCACGCTGTCCGGCGGTGGGCGGCACGTACATGCCGAACCGGCTGATGCTGCCGCCATTCACTGCGGCGTTCGTTGAGTCTGCGGAAGCAAAGGGCAGGCGTTGGAAGATTGCAGGGTCGAGCATTCGCAAGCCGTGAAGCCGACACGCCGGGCGGCCCTGATCGTCACAGATGGCATCCATTGCGGCGCCCATCCGCTTCCACCAGGATCCGGTGCCCGGTGTCGCCCACTGACCAGAACTGCCGATCGCAACCGTTCTCCAACACCTCGCCAGTCGTTGCAGCCGTTCAAGCGATTCGTGCAAGTGCCAGACCGGCACGCCTCGCAATTCCTCCGGCCACTGCCTGATGAGGCTGTCGTTCTCCTCTTCGTTGCCGTCGATGACGTCCGGAATCAGCGCCCAAGTGAAGCCTGGGTGTCGGTGCCAATCTTCGACCCAGCGCGTGTAACCGTCGACGTCTACCTGGCCCCCTTTCTTCCACACGGTGAACGCGCCGTTGTCGAAAACAAATGACTTGCACACATCAGCCACAATCCCGAGATCGTCTTTGCGGGGGAATGGCACAAGTGCGTGGCGCCCAGCCAAGAACTTCGCAGCGTCTTCACGCTTACCGCCCACCGGCGTGCCGTGGTAATGGATCATCCGCTCAACCTCACGGTTTCAATTTCGACGCCCTGGTGAGTTGCGATAATGGTCTGATCGCCGCCAAGGGTGTCGGAAAGGTGATCAGCAATCTGCTCATGCCAGCCAGTTTTGATCAGTGCCGTCGCCGCTTTGATGCGCTCGACGTGGATCATCGCTGACGATTTTATTTCGAGCCGGTAGACGATCATCTCGCCATCGGCAGGGCAGACAGCCGCGAAGGTGTGCCGGTAGGTGTTCATGCTGATCCTCGCCAGTGGCGTGATTTGTAAGTACGGTTGGGGGAAACTCTTGAAAGGAAGCTAAAAGATGGTGGTATTTGGATTAGAAAAAGATCAGTGGGATGTAATAAACGGGTTCGCTAATTGGCTTGCCGCCGTAGGAACAATCTCCGCTGTTGTCCTTTCACTCCGCTTGGCGCGGGCATCCAGCAGTGTCAGGGGTAAGCTCTCAGTAAACGCACGTACCATTTTTCATGGTGATGGAAGTCCCGGTCGCCCAATAATTGAATATCAGCTGATCAACCAAGGAGTGCGGCCTTTTGAGGTAGTTAGTCTTGGCTGGCATTACGGGAAACGAAAATCCAGGCGCTCTTTTATGCAGCTTTTTAACTGGAACGCCTCAAACCAGATCCCATTGCGTCTTCAAGAAATGGAAAGAGGGGCGTGGCATTTCCAAACCGACCAAGGGACGGTCTGGTACACCAGAATGTCCGGAGAATTTAGCCGCGACTGGAAAAGAGAGCTTCGGTCGTTGCGAGCCTTCGCAAGTCTTAGCACGGGCGAGAGTATTGAGTGCTCACCAGACCCTTTTATACTTGAGCAATTGAGAAAGGCGCTCATTGCAAGAACGACTTGATCGCCAAGCTCTATACATTTCAGGCGGCTGGGGTGGTGTCGTGGAAGACATCCATCTGCGCCGCGCCGTCCAGCCAGGCCGCGTCAATGCGCGCTCTGGCCATTGCCGCGTATTCTGGGTTCAGCTCACACAGGATCGACCGCCGCCCTTCCTGCATCGAAACCAACGACGTGGTACCGGCGCCGCCGAACGGATCCAGCACCACACCGCCGCGCGGCGCGCCCGCCAGAATGCACGGTCTTATCAGGTCTGGCGGGAAGGTCGCGAAGTGGGCGCCCTTGAAACTGTGTGTGGCCACAGTCCAGACGCTGCGCTTGTTGCGGGTCAGCAAATCCCAGCTGCTCGGCTCACGATCTGGCCGATGCGTGCCTTTGCTCTGGCCGGGAATCGGCTCCTCGCGCTTCGATCCTTCACGCTGGAAGCTGTCTCGGTTGCTCCTGGCCGATCCTTCTTTGTGGAAAGCGCCGTGCCCGCCGGCGCCGGTTGAAGTGTCCCAGCCGGCCGGAACCGTTACTCTTGGCTTCGGTACCGCATCGAACCCATGACCGAACCCCACACCTGTCGGCGTCGGCCCGTATGCCGCCGGCTCCCGAATCGCCTGCATATCGCAGTGGTACCGGCGCGACTTGCTGAGCAGAAACAGGTATTCGTGCGCTTTCGTGCAGCGATCGCGCGTCGACTCAGGCATAGGATTCGGCTTGTGCCAAATGATGTCCTGACGCAGATACCAGCCGTCATCCTGGAGCGCGAATGCGAGACGCCAAGGCATGCCCATCAAGTCTTTCGGCTTGTACTCGGCGTGAGTAGTTGCCTTGGCTTTGCGCTGGCTCGCCATCACCTGGCGCTGGCTGATCGTCGAGACACCGACACCCATATCATCCCGGCCGTGCGCACCCCAGCTTCCGGCGTAACTGTCACCCATATTCACCCAGGCCGTTGCGTCGTCGCGGAGTACTCGACGCACTTCGCGAAACACGGCGACCAGGCGGGCGATGAACTCGGCAGGTGTTTCTTCCAGGCCAATCTGGCCCTCAACCCCGTAGTCGCGCAGGCCGAAGTAGGGCGGGCTTGTCACGCAGGTGTGAACTGACTTGTCCGGCAGCGTTCGCATCATCTCGATGCAGTCGCCGACCAGGATCTGGTGCTGCTGGCTCATGGTTCGATTCCATGCGAGAGGGAATGGCCTACGCTTACCGCTCCACTGGAGGGAAGGTAATGAGCGAAGACAGGGAAAAGGTGTTGAAGATGGCGCTGAAGGCGGTGCTGATTGCAGCGGTGGACCAGGGCCTGGATCTGGACGATCTGACCGAGGCCGCCGTCGAATCGATGCTCAACGACATCGCCTACATGTCAGAGGATGTCGCTCAGGCTGTCATTGCTATTGAGGTGGCGGCTGATGCGGTGGTGGTGTAGTGATCAGGCAGGAATCACCGCGATGCAGGTGCTCACCAGTGTTCCTGACGCCTTGAACGATGCATCGGGCAGGTTGACGATGCTACCGCTGCGCGCGGATATGATGCCCCGGAAGTCGCGCGCCAGTGCATCCTCGCGGAACATGACGCCAGTAGGCATCACTGCGACGAGAAGGCCACGCGGCTTCAGGAACTTTAGGGCATGCAGGACGTGGTAGATGTCGCTGCGCTTCTTGTCGAACGGCGGGTTCATCACCACTCGGTCGTATTTCTGAGCCGGTTCTACAGAAAGGAAGTCGCCGACGACAACTGACTGGTAGACCTTTGCATCGATCAGATGCTTGGCGTTTTCCGGCAGGAGCTCGATACAGTCAACGTCGACGCCCTCGACGATCAAGGCCTCAGCAATCGCGCCGCGACCGGCCGACGGCTCAAGGGCAAACATGCCTACACCGACTTGAGCGAGATCAAGTAGCTTTGCTACCACTGCCGGCGGCGTCGGGAAGTATCCGAAGTCCTGCGGCACAGTGACCTCACCCGTCATGATGATGTTCTCCATTGCCTCAGCCGCATCGCCGTCGAACAGGTGGGCCTTGGCTTTCGTGTTCCATTTGCCGCCCGCAGCCTTCAGCGTTTTGTCCAGGCGCGCATACAGGCTCTTTTCGAGCTGTCCACCGGTGATGAAAAGCTTGTTGCCCTCAGTGCGGGATGCGCTCAGCAGCGCCATAACGTCGGTTGCGACCTTCATGTGTTTTTTCTCCGAGCAGAATCAAGCCTCCGAAAGTTCGGTGGCGAATAGGTTGGTGGTGTTCTATACGTGGTGACCGGCATGGGGCCGGGAATCGTCACGGTAGTGCGTCACGCAATGCGAATGTGATCGTTCAACTGGTCATCCGGCATGCGGTCGGCGCCGCGAATCAGCCGGGAGATCATGTCCTGCTCTTCCTCGATCTTGGCGCGGGCCATGACTCGCTTTAGTGCCGCGTCATCGTTGTGATAAAGCTTCGTGACGATCTGCCGTGACAGAAGCAGGGCTTCGCGCTCCTGCTCGGACTTCTTGTCCCGATCGCGCTTTTCCTGCTGTCGCTGGGCTGCTGTCTTCGCTGTCATCACGCAGCCCTGTGCGCTGCAACAAACGCCTCTGCGTCATACTCCTGCACCGATAGCCTGACGACCAGGTGCGGATCCTTCGATGTTGCGCACATGAACAGGATCTTCTGCAGGCCCTTGTGCCTGGCCCGGCTACCGACTTCGGCCAGCACCTCTTTGAGCTTGACCGGCGATGCGTGAATCTCGGCGGCCAGCGCCATGATTAGCAGCACGTCCAGCCCATCGAGCGGACGCTTTTCAGAACGCCACCACAGATGAGGCTGACCTATCGCCGCACGTTCCCGCGACACCTTGCCTTTGCCCTCAAGCTCAACGAGGTCAGCGCGCACTGCCTGGATGCTCATCCCGGTCGAGTCGGCCAGTGCCTGGGCGGTCATTCCGGTCGCCTGGGTGAGATATCGCCAAATTGGGGTCATGATTAATACCGCTCGGGGGTAAATGTATGTGTTCGGCCCGGCGCCGGGCGCGGACCGTATTGCTTATTCGCCTCATGCTGCCTTCGCCTGATCCCATACACCCATCGCCAAGAAGATGGCATTGGCTTCAGTCTCGGTCAGCGTCACTACGTCAGGGACTGCAATCCACCCCGACCCGATGACGTGCTTCTGATTGGCTGACGCGCAGATCTCGGCGTGTTTCTCGATCATCAGCGCCTCGAGGCTCGACAAGAGATACACGCCGTCTGTGGTGAACTCGGTCGCCTTGCTGTACTGGGCGCCGTTGGGCTCCTGGCAGAAAACCGCGATGTGCACAGTCCATCGGTGAGCGATATCACAAAGAGCGTCGACCACCGGTAGGCTGCGGATCTGCTTGCAGTTCTTCCAGTTGAGCATTACCTGTCGATCAGGCGGCTCCACATCTACTACAGCAGCGTGATTGGTGCGGAGTAGGGCGCGGCAGGAACGATCCATTCGCGCCTTGAAGCTGTGGGGTTTCCTCTTGCTCATAACGCCTCCGCCATCTGCCTCAATTGCTTGCGACCAGCAGGGGAGATATTTCGCGTCTTCCGCTTGAGCACCGTTTCGGGGTCTATCCAGTCCCGGCGCTTGGGCGGGATGGGGGTGCCGGTGAAGCATGCGCCCTGCGTGATACGGCCGCCGCATTGTTCGTAAGCCGCCATCGCGTCGGCGAATTCGGCTGATTTGCTGAGGGTTGGAGCGTCAGGACTTAGGCTGAAGCTGATCATGCTGCCTTACTCCTGAGCTGCTTCTCGTAGCCGTCCACCAGCTTGCTGAATTCCCAAAGGTCTTCTTCAAGCCGTTCGATGTAGTCGTCGTCGCGCTTGAACTCGCGCCACCAGAGCTGGCGGCCGACCGGTTTCAGCAGTGGGCAATACATACCGATATGCCACCACTTACGCTCACTGATCCACATGCACCCCTGCACCTGGTCGATGACCTCGCTGGCGTCGTTGTCGATGTGGAAGGACCGAAGCTTGTCGGGCGCCAGGAAGCACTTGTACTCGCTGCCGCCGTCTTCCCCGATGAACCCGTCTGCACTGGCACCGAATACGCCGTCATCGGTTTTGATCAGCCCCACCTGGGTGACAATCAGGCCGGTCTGGATTTCGTGTTCCATCCGGGCGTCGGGTTCAAGGTCATGCCCGCGGCGCATCTGCCACGTTTCAAATCCGCCATCCAGCGGCAGTCCGCCGATGCGCTCGACTGCGAGCTCGAAGGCATAGGTGAGGGCAGCATTGGATGGTTCACCGACCGTCTCGCCGTCCAAGGCGCGCTGTACGACTTCTGCCTTAGGCCCGGCCTTGTAACCGGCAAGCTCCATGGCTTTCGATTCGCTTTTTCCGGACAGCATGGCGTCGACGTATTTCTTTTGCTGAGCGTTGAGCCCGTTCACCTTCGAGCGAGCGGTGCTGAACATGCTGGCAGTGATGCAGCCTGCGCGCTCTTTAAGCCAAGCATCGCTGCCCTGGGCGCAATTGATGATGATCATTCGTCGACCTCCTCAAATTCGACTGTGTCGTTGGGCTCAGTTTCTGGTTGATTGTCCGCCTCGGCCTCGACAGTCTTAGCCGCTTCCGATGCGCTGGTTCCTGCGGCTTTCAGCTTCACGCCGCACGCCACCACAGACTCCTTAAACAGGTCGTACGAGGTTTTGTCTTTGGTGTCGTTTATGGCGGCGATGCCCGCTTTCCATACTTCGGTGAGCGCCTCCTGCGTGGCGGCTGCCTCTGCCTGCGCAATCCAATGCCTAGAAAGGGATGGGTCATGCGGCACGGGTTCTGGCTTCTGATTTTGAGCTGGTGCCTGCTCCTGAGGTCGGAGCTCTTCGGGAAGGTCTTCAATGTCCTGAGTGAAGATGTCCGATGCGGCAGTGACGTTGAGCGTCATAGCGATCATGGCGCGCTTGCAGGCCATCTTGAGGATGGTGTTCGCCAGATCGGCAGGCTCGGTACGCACTTGGTCGACCGAATTGCCGTTTTTGTAAAACTTCTTCCGGCGCATGTTCTCGGGCGTAGCGTCGAGCTCAGCCTTACAGGCCGCACCGCGCCATTTGTACTTCTCCTCGCCGGAAGAGCATTCACCAACGCCTTCGCCAAGCACAGTGCCTGTGGTTTGATGGCGACCAACACAGGTAACGCGGTAGCGAGCCGTTTTGTCGTTCGACAGATCCTCGATGCGATATTCCTGTGCGACACGGAAAGTTACGCAGAGCACCTCGGCGCCGGGCTTGTACAGGGTTGGCTTCGGAGTGCCCGGGATGGTGCCGTAGTGGGTCTCACGCTTCATGATGTCGCGCATCACTTCCTGCACCAGGTTTACACGCTGGCGAATCTCCACGGCCGAGAAACGATGAACCTCGGCGGCGGTCAGGCCGGCGCTTTCGCGCACCGGCATTTGAATAAGTTCGTTCATGGCTGCCTCAGTAGGTGATGGCGATGTTCGGGATCTTGCGTTGAGCGATGAGGGTGATGGCCTGCTTGGCGCATTCCTCAGTCATGCCGCCGGCAACGAACGCATCCAGCGCGGCGCGGTTCGTCTTTGCTTTGTGGGCCTTGTCGGCATCTCGTGCCGCTTGCTGGCGTGCAACTTCCGCCGCCTCGGCCTCCTGACGTGCAATCTCGGCCTGGCGGGCGCGCTCTACGGCTTCGGCTTGGCGACGCTCGGCGGCGGCAGCCTCATCTTTGGCTCTCTGCTCAGCGGCTAGGCGATTGGCTTCGGCCTGCTCAAGCGCCTGCTGGTGCCGGCGCTCGTCGTCGATCTTCTGCTGTGCGGCCCGCTGCTCAGCTTCAACCTTCTCCCGTGCGGCTTGGGCGGCAGCTCGCTCGGCTTGCTCTGCCGCAAGCTTCAGCTCCAGCTCGAGACGATCTGCTGCAGCCCTGGCGTCTGCTTCACGCTTGGTGGCCGCATCGCGCTCACCTTGAGCACGCTGCTCGGCTTCGATGCGAGCACGATCAGCGGCAGCGCGGGCAATCTCCGCCTCTCTGTCACGCTGGGCCTGAGCCTCAGCTTCGGCACGAAGACGGGCAAGCTCAGCCTGATCAGCTTCATAACGCTGAAGCTCAGCGTGGGTCGCTCGAAGCGCCTTAATTGCGAGATCCTTCGCGCCAGCGGCTTCCGCCTTGAATTCATCCCACTCATCGCCGATATCCACCGCCTCAGCCTGATCGATTAGGCCTTGAACATGAGCCGACGTTTCGCTGGCGAGATTCTGTGGTAAGCCGCGCAGCCATTCGAGTTTTTCATTGTGCGCATCGACACGCTTATCCTCTGTCGCCTGCCAGTCATCCAGAGGCTTGCGCACCTCTTTTTGCCAGGTTTCGAGAATGTCCCAGACGCGCTTGCGTTCGGCGTCGATGCGCACCGGCACCTTCTTCTGCTCTGCCGAAAGCTCCTTGCCTTTGTTTTCGATTGCCGTTTTTGTACGAGCAACCTCATAAGCCATCGAAGCGATTTCCTTGCGGCCTTTGGCGGTTTTGAGGTCGGGGACCACAGCCAAGAATTCGTCGATCTTGATGCGAATCTTTTCCAGCCAAGGCTCAAGGCCTTTGTCGGCGCTGTACACCGCCAGCGCTGTTTCCTGCGGCGGCGCAACGATCAGTTCTTTTTCTGCAGACATACGGAGTCTCCCGCGCCATCCGTGTGCCGGGGCGCTGCGATTGAATAGGGTGGGGGTTGAATCAGTGCGGTGCGTAAGCGCTGGCGATCATCCAGGTGGCGCAGAAAAGCAGGGTGAAGAAGCTGCCGCGCCAGAATGCGATGCGCTTGGCGTGTTGGTAGCGGGTCATGGGCACGGCCTTGGCTTGGCTATCGGCCGGCGCTTCAACCACTCGGCTTTGATCGGGTAGGGTAGGTCCGCGACCCGCATACCCTTAGGGCAAACTAGCGTGCCTCGTATCTGAGCGCGATCTTGTTCGTCAGCCACTTGCTCGTCGATCAGGGAGGGGTAGAGAGGGGTTGTCATGGCTGCACCTGCTTGATTTGGTCATCCACCCACTTGCGCATTCGTACCCAGCGTTGCTCCGGCGTTTCCCTCACAAACGCTCGACTTCCATCCGACTGCCATTGATAAGCGCCGGAATACTCATCGTTTTCGTAAACGATCTCCCGGACCATAGCCGAGGCGAGCCCAAGCTTATCAGCCACCACTTCTGCGTCATCCGGATCAATTACCGTCATGTCCAGGCCGCGAGCATTACCGACGACTCCGAGGGTGCAGAATTCGCCATCGGCCTGCAGTTCTTCGGTCACCAAACGTTTGACCGGCATCGCATCCATCGCCGCAGCCAGCTCAAGAAGGAATGCCTGCCCACGCTTGCCGCGCAGGGCAGAGGCAACGGCGCCCCGCCAGCAAATGTGGCTCCAGTTGTCATCAATATCGTCGCAATATCCGCTTCTGCTCATGCCGCTATCCTCGCTTCACGCCCAGCCAAGCGCCTGAAGCGCTCACAGTAGTAGGCGAATTCTTCCGGGTTGATTTGGTTGCTGGTGAACAGGTTGATGATCTGGCGCTCTACGATGGCTTCGTAGAAGGGCGGGTAATCCAGAGCCTCAAGCTGGTCCAGCTGTTTGCTGATGTGGACGTGCGGGCTGTTCATAAATCAGCATCCTCTGCTTCAGCCTGAAGACCTGCCTCGGCGTGCGGCTCGACCAACGCCTTCGCGATATCGAACAGCTTGCCCATCGGCGTTTCACCCTCACCGAGCAGCGCCGCGGCGAACGCCTTGGCCGGTGCGCCGCCAACAGCCGCGATGACCAACTGCGCGAAGCAGTCTTCGGGATCCTCATCGTCGATCTGACGCTGATTCAGGTGTTCCTGAACCTTGGTGAGGTAGGCCGAATACTCGACCACGATCGGCGCCGAGTGCCGGCGGCGAATCACCAGATCACAACCACGCACCAGGTTCTCGGCGGTGTCTTCGATCCAGCGGTGTGCCGCTTCCTCGAAACCGGAGTTGTCATCCGGCTGCAGGTTGTCCCAGCGTGCCTGGGCTCTTGCGAGTGAGTTCATGGTCGCCTCCGTAGGCGCTGTCCAACCGCATTGATCAGATGCCCGCGCAGGTGACCAACCCGTGCCGTGAAGCACGCGGGCACCTGTCGATGCGGTCGTTATGGGGTAGGGTTATTCAGTTGGTGGCGCAGGGAGCGGCTGCCACTGAAATCCGCAGTAGCAGTAATCTCTGTAGAAATTGCGTGGGAATCGTGCGATCCCACAGTCCAGGCATCTTTGAATGCCATCCCGCTTGCTGCTCTCGACGCCGCGGGCGGCTTTCCCTGGGTTTTTTCGTCCGTGGCAAGCGTCAATGACAGACTGATTTGGCAAATTGCTCATCTCAATCTCCTTGCTGATTAACCAAACATACTCAGCTGCAACCACAAGAACGCGAACGGCCAAGGGGCAGCGGAGGGGTTGCATGTGGGTGTGTTCGATATGGGGTAGGGGTGCCGGTCTTTCCCGGCTGTCACGGCGCTCGTGCCAGATCGAGGTAGCTCGCCAATACCAGGTTGGCGCTGACCCTGCGCAATGCGGGTTGAGCTATTCGCCGATTGATGCAGATCGCCGGAGCTGATCCCGGCTTGATGGCCTAACTCATCTAGGGCTCAGTAGCTCATCAGCGAGCCTCGGCTTGCGCATCAGCCTGCGCATTCATCTGCATCGGGGTGTGATCTGACCGGGATTCGAGCCCGAAAGACCTACGTCGATTCCAGCGGCGCCGCCGTCCTCAACCGCACCAGCTTGGTGTGGCGGCCCTGTACCAAACGAGCCAAACACCAGATCACACCCCGATGGGCACTCTTGCGAATGCCGACGGCTTACTGCGCACTCTGGGAATGCGCAGTAAGCTGGTTCAGATAAATGCTGTCAGGGTTTTGGAGCCATCTGGGTTGATCGTTGTCATGTGCATCACTGGTGTCGACGTTGACTGACGCTGGCTGTAAACCGTCTGGCGCAGCTGCTCGATGATCGCGTCTCCCGGCTCGTCAGTGCTCAGCTTGTCTAGGTCGGCCGCGTTAGACGGGATGCAGGTGCTGCACATCAAGTGCGGGTCCTCATCCGTAGGGATGCAAGCGGTGAAGAACAAGCCAATGCCGTTTTCTTTGCAGATGGCGATCACCTCCTGCATCAGCGGGCTGATCTGCTCGTCGTAAACCTCTTCTTTGTTCATGATGCTGCTCCCGGTTGATTTCCAAAGCGCCCTCATCGAAGGCGCTTCAGCAAATCATTCAGGCGATCAGCGCTTTCAACTTCTGGCGGCAGTCACGCGCTTCGGCGGCGCAACGCTGCGCTTCTGCCTTGTCGCCTTTGCGAAGCGCCTGCTTCGCCCAGTGCGTCCAATCTGCGATGAAGCCTTCAAGGTCAGCGACCATCGCCTGATTGATGCTGACGAACTGGCCCTTGTCGTTGCGAATGGTCATTGCGAATCCCTCCGGTTGATTTTCCGGATACCCCTCGTAAGAAGGGCACCGAGAAAATCTGGTCTTGCACCGCGACCCGCTACTGGCGTCGGTCGCTGGCTTGAATCGAATGTTGTGTCTCACCATCGCGACGGCATGCCGGGCGTAACAGCTCAACGGGTATTCCAGGCCGGTGTTACTCGCCACCTCCGGCTGGGCGAACTTCTTTCCATACGTTTTCGGTTTGGGCTTCCAGTGCTAATCAGATACGGCGCATCAGGGTGGGAATCGCCCACGCCCGGTGCGTCAGTCCTTTTGCTGGCTGGAAGCCTTTAAACGGTTTGATTGTTAAAGAGCGGCGGGCCTCTTGAGGCCCTGTCGCACCGTTGGTTTGTCGCTGCGATGGGTGAACTATCACGCATCGTGTTTATTTCGTCAACACATAACGTGATTTTATTTTACAAATAATCACGGCAGATTTTTGGTGACATCGCGGAAAGGAGTGGGATAAGCTTTTTGAAAACACTGTACATTCATACAGCAATCAAGGAGTAGCTGATGGCAAAGCCCCAGAAACAGCAACGTGAAACCAAGACCATGACTGGCATGGAACGCTTGGTAATAAGGGTCTCTAACATGGTCAATCACCCCGTAGCGCAGCTGGATAGACGGGTGACGATTCATCGCCTAGACACGGACGGTCAGCGGGAGTGGGACGAGATACTTGGGGTTCTGTCAGACACAGATGGCATCGACCTCACGATAAACGACGATGAAGAATCGATAACCTTGGAGTGGGAAGCGGCCAGTGATGAAGATCGGCCGGTCCAGGTCGATGACGTAGAACTGGCCGAGGCGCCAGCCCCGTTTTAGCAAGCACAAAAAAGCCCGCTCAAGTGGCGGGCCTTTTATTGAGGGGTTATCAAGCCTTTCGAGCGTTCCAGATCAATAGAACCTTCGCGTGAATCGTTACATCGTCAATTCTGGCCTGCTGATCCTTGTGCTTCTCGTTGTCCGAGATCAGCCAGAAATGCTCTTCATCTGCCATCTGCAGCCGTTTGATGTAGAGCAAGCCATGCCAGGTGATCACGTAGATCCCGTCGCCGACAAACTCCGTAACGCCACGATCGACGATTACCGGGTCTTTGTCGTTGATCGTGCCTTCCATGCTCTGACCCCAGCCAGTTATCACTGCCAGCGCATTGAGTGCTGTGTAATTCACGCCTTTCTCGCGCAAGACCTCTTCCCGCACGATTAGATTTCGAAGGGTTTCGCTATAGTCCGGAGGCACCTGGCCATGACCCATGGCGGCACGGATGTCGTACTGGGGGATAAGCACCTCGTCAGGTTGAACCCGCAGGCCAGAAAAATCCGCGCTGATCACGTTATTCAGACGATCAGCTGGGGACTGTGTTGCCGCAAGAATTTGGGTTTTGACCCCCTCCGGCAATCCCTTTCCATGCTTGGCAAGCATCTGCCTGACTGCATCGATTGACGCGGCGGACGGCGCGGGCCCGGAATCCTCAGCGACAGATCCCGCAGATAGCCCTATTAACAGGTCTGACTGTGCGACCCCTAGCGCCTCAGCAATAACGGCGATATCCGCAAGGGTGGGCTCTCGAGTCCCAGCCTCATAATTTCCAACTCGCGACTGTGATTTCCAGCCGCACGCGTCCGCTAGGTCGGCCTGAGACAGGCCGGCCGCTTTTCTGAAGCGCTTTATGCGCTGAGCCAATGATTCGTTCATGCGCGGGATTTCATCACGAAATGAAATACCCAGCTTTCACTTATTGTGTTTGCCTTTAACACGATGCGTGTTTATCCTGTGTTCAACTATGGAGGAGCACCAAATGAATCAAGTCCGAATGATCCGCGAGAGGGCTGGGGTAACTCAGGCCGCGCTACGCCGGGCGCTCGGCTGGAATCAGTCCCGCCTGGCGAATTACGAATCTGGTCTGCGAAGCCCAGGGCTTAGCGAGGCCCGCCTCATCGTCAAGGCGTTGAACGCTCTGGGCGCGAAATGCGGACTCGATGATGCGTTCCCTCCTGAAAAGCAATCCCTTACTGCCGCTTAACCATTTCATCAGCCACAAGGAGCAGCACATGTACACCGACCCTAACCACCTGCGCGATAAGGCCACGAAGGTGCGCCTCGACGAGGTAGCAGACGATTTACTTACAGCAATGGCCAGGTTCCACAGAACCCAAAAGGCAGTACTGGCGCGTGACCTGCTCGAGCGTGCTTTGAACCAGATGATGGAAGAGCTTAACGCGAAGACTGACGTGGCTTGAAGTAGCCGAGGAGGGACTGTGCCTGAAAAGAAAGAGCTGGAGATTCAGCTCGATATGAGGGGCAGGGCCGAGCTTGAGCTTGTTGCGAAGTTGAAAGGAATGACGCCTGAAGAGATGGGCGCATTTTTGATCAACAAAGCGCTTTCTCAGCTCCGTCCTGACCCATCCAGAAGCAACGTCAGAGCCTTCCGTAAGGGCTGATTAGCCCCTGAGGGACTCATGAGGAACTGCCAAGTGACAAATCCAAACACCAAATCGCAGGCACAAAAAAACCGACGTACGAGGTCGGTTCTTTTTACAGCTGTTTGCACAACGTTCTGGAGCGAATAATGCCCATGTCCAATTCATCTGTCAATTCGCCACTGCTCGCGCCACGAAATGACGATTCCGATTTCGTGGCGCGAACGATGTCTTCGCGGGAAATCGCCAAACTTACGGGCAAGGCTCATAAGCATGTTCTCGCTGACATTCGCTCGATGCTCACTGACCTTGAAATTGACTGGGCCGATTGTTCGGCTCAGTACCAGGACAGCACCGGGCGCAAGCTTCCCTGCTTCAACCTAAATCGAGAGCTAACCGATACGCTGCTGACCGGCTACAGCGCAAAAATGCGTTTAGCTGTTATTCGCCGCTGGCGCGAACTGGAGCAACAGGCGGCGTCACGCGAAGCCGTCACGGCCAACGGCACTAAGGTAATTGGCGAGATCACCATTATGGAATGCTTCACTCGCCTGCTGAAGCCGTCACCGTCCAGCCAAATCATGATGCTGACCAAGATCGCCCAGAACAACGGTCTTGATCCGCAGTTCCTCCCAGGCTACGCCATTGACGCCGCTCCGGACGCTACTGGCGGGTCTTCCATGCAGTCGAAGCCCATCACCGACCTAATCAAAGAGAACGGCATTGCCAGCACTGCCGCTGCGTTCAACCGCCTGCTCGCCACCCACGGACTCATCAGGAAGTGCCAGCGCAACAGCACTAAGCGCGGCGTCGTGGACTTCTGGTCGATCACTGATAAGGGCCTCGCCTACGGCAAGAACCTCACCAGCCCTCAATCCCCTCGCGAGACGCAGCCGCACTGGTACGTCGATCGCTTCCTTGAGCTTGCCGGGCTTGTCGGCAAAGGCAGCAAGTAATGGCCGGAGACTGGATAAAAATGCGCATCGAACTGCAAACGCATCCGAAAGTGTTCCGCATGGTATCCGCATTGAATGCGGACAGACTTCGCATCATTGGTGGACTTCACATCGCCTGGAGCATCTTTGATGTGCATTGCGATGATGGTGTTTTGGTCGGATACACCGTTGATGCGATGGATGCGGTGGTTGGCTGGCCCGGCTTCACTCAGGCGATGATCGACGTCGAGTGGGCTGCTGTAGATTCCTCTGGAAGCCTTGTAATGCCTCGCTTTGACGAGCATAACGGCAAGTCTGCAAAGCGTCGTGCGAACGACTCAGAGCGCAAGCGGAATGCCCGTGATGCAGTGATGTCCGCCAGTGATGCGGACAAAAACGGGACCAGAGAAGAGAAGAGAAGAGAAGAGAAGAAAGATCAAGATCAAAAGCCCTCGTCGCAGGCGCCGAGCGTTGATGCGTTTTCGAAGTTCTGGGCGCTGTACCCCCGGAAGGTCTGCAAGGCAGCTGCCGAGAAAGCCTGGAAGAAGCTCAAGGTCACTGACGACCTGTTCAACCTGATCGCCCAGGGTCTGGCCAAGCAGTGCGTCTCGCCAGGCTGGACCAAGGACAACGGCCAGTTCATCCCGCACCCGGCGACCTGGCTCAACGGCAAGCGCTGGGAGGATGAAGTCTCCACCCCGAGCAACGTGCATCACCTGCCGAGCAGCCGTCACACCGGCTTTGATCAGCGCGATTACAAGGCGGGCCTCGTTGCCGTCGGGGATGGGTCCTATGACTTCTGAATCCCCGAAGATCGACCTGACCGTGAATGAGATCGAGCGCCGTTTCGGCGTGGTCGCCAAGCAGGCCGCTGAGTGCCAAAGCCACGGCGCGTATGCCGCAATCATCCGCAAACAGTCCGAGACGGCCTCTGGTTGCCCAGGATGCGCCGCCGACGCTCAGCTGAGACGCGATCAGGACGAACAGCGTGCGATGTACGCCCGGATCGCCGAAGAGCGCCTGGAGCGCAAGCTGGGGGCCTCGCTGATTCCTCGCCGGTTCATGGGCAAGAACTTCCAGGACTACCGCGCCGAGACCGCAGACCAGAAAGCCAACCTGGCGAAGTGCATCGAGTACTCCGAAAGCTTCCCCCAGCACCTGGCTGACGGTCGCTGCATCGTCATGACTGGAACGCCCGGCACCGGCAAGACTCACCTCGCTACGGCGATCGCGGGCTACGTGATCACCCACCACAAGGCCACGGCCGTGTACCGCACCGTCGGCGGGCTGCTGCAGTTCATCAAGGGCAGCTACGGCGACAGGGCCGAATACACCGAGGCCGAGGCATTCGCCAGTCTGGTCGAGCCCTCGCTGCTGATCATCGACGAGATCGGTGCCACCAAGCCGACCGAGTTCGAGCTGGCGACCCTGTTCGCCGTGATCAACGGACGGTACGAGGAGCAGCTGCCCACCATCGTCATATCCAACATCGACGCCAAGGAGCTTGGCACCGTGCTGGGCGATCGCAGCGTGGATCGGCTGAGGGAAGGGCGCGGCATTGGCCTGGTATTCGAAGGCGCCTCGGCGCGCATCCCTCGGAGGGCTTCGTGATGATCGTCACCAAACACAAACACCTGCTCAAGGCTCAGGCTGATTTCGGCCACCTGGTAGCCAAGTGCGGGAAGACGGTATCAAGCCGTGCGATCACTGAGTACGAGGAATGGGCGACCTGTTCGAACTGCCTGCGTCAGGCGGCAAAGTCAGAAAGCAGCGTTCGCGTGATTCGAGGTGAGGTATGAGCATTCGTGAAGAGTTTGAGGCCTGGCTGCTTGAGGTCCATGGGCTGGATTCCGTTTGGCAGGAAGAGCGCAACTGCTTCGCTGACTTCCCCGCGCATTTGGCCTATCAGGCATGGCAGGCATCTCGCGAGGCGGCGGAGCAGTCCGCTATGGGGCCTGAACTCCAGGCAATGCTCAGCCAGTTTGAAGCCGATGAGAACGCCCAGATTCAGCGGGCTGAAACGTTTGTTCGAGCGACTAGCCGGGCCTCCATATCGGCCATCCAGCGAAACTTCAAGCTGAACTACGGCAGCGCCTGCCGCCTCATGGACAAGCTGGTCGCCAGAGGAATCGTATCGCCAATCGACTCAGAAGGTCGCCGTTCGGTACTGCCCGAGGTGACCCAATGACCAACACCATCTGGATAGCAATAGCCCTGATCACCCTGGTAGCCGGATACGGCTTGCATCACAAAGTTGAGCGGGCCACTGCGCCTGTAAGCATGGAGAGCGTCTTCAAATGATCGAGATCCTCATGCAAAACGCCCAAGACACAAGTCGCCTGTTCGGCGTGTTGCGCGGCACCGACTTCACCAAGCCCAAGCTGATCGTGATCAAGGAGCCGGACCGCAACGGTGAGCAGAACAAGAAGCTCCACGCGATGCTGGCCGATATCTCCCGCCAAGTTGAGCACGCCGGTCGGAAGTGGGACGTCACCGTTTGGAAGCGACTGTGCACCGCCGCATGGCTGCGCGAGAGCGGCGAAACCATACAGATGATCCCAGCTATCGACGGGAAGGGCATCGACGTCCTGTACGAGCGCACAAGCAAGCTCACGGTAAGTAAGTGCGCCGAGTTGATCGAGTGGGTTTCCGCATTCGGCGCCGAGCACGAGGTGCGATGGACGCAGAAGGATCTGTGGGAGGGCCGGTACTGATGAGCCATCAATTCAAGCCGGGCGATTTGGCGATGATTACTCATGAGAGCAATTTTGGCCGAGTCGTTACCGTTCTGTCCGCTCACATTGGCCCGTGCCGCCTCGACTTTCCCGACACCCGTTACCAGCTAATCCCTCCGGGCTCTGACGCTTATGTGGTCGACGGTGAAGCGCTTGTTGGTGTCATGACAGCTAGCGGTAAGCAGGTCATCGCATCACGGATGGCGTACAGGGGCAAGTGGCTGATGCTCCTGCGCGGCGACTTCGCTCCAGAGCAAGCCAAGTCCGTCGAGGTGCCAGCATGAAGACCATTAAGGCCCTCATCAGTACCGTCCGCTGCTTCGTCACGCTCATTGAGGCTGGGTATCAGCACCACCAGGTGGAATTCAAGTTCGGGGGTGGCCTGTGATCGGCCAGGCAGCGAAGAAGTCGCCGCCGGCGCGCCGGAAGAAGCGCTGCGTGAATGTAGCCTGTGGCACCCAGTTCATTCCGCAGCGCCTGGGCCAGAAAGTGTGTAGCCCATCCTGCGCACTGTCCGAAGCCAAGAACCCAGCGAATCAGGCGAAAGCCCGAAAGGCGCTGGCAGATATGGACCGTCAGGACGTCAAGGCGCGGAAGGAGAAGCTGAAGAGCAGGGCAGAATACGCGAAAGAAGCCCAAGCGGTGATCAATCGCTACGTCCGCCTGCGCGATGCACGTCTGGGCTGCATCAGCTGCACCAAGCCTGCGACATGGGGTGGTCAGTGGCATTGCTCGCACTTCCGCAGTGTCGGCGCCGCCCCACACATACGCTTCAACCTCTGGAACATGAACAAATCCTGCTCGCAGTGCAATTCCCACCTTAGTGGAAACCTTGCTGGTTATAGGCCAGCGCTGATCGAGAAGATAGGTCAAGCGCGCGTCGACTGGCTGGAATGCAACCAGGCAACCGGGCGGCATGACATCCCGTACCTGAAAAGGCTTAAAGCGGTTTTCGCGAAAAAGGTTAAGCGGCTTGAGCGGCGTTGTGAGGAGGCTTTGTCATGGGGAGCAATGTGATTCTTGTTCGACAGTCGTTAGTAGAGATTTCCGGGTCGAAAAGGTCGATTGGCGTGTTCCGGTGCCCTGAGTGCCGAACCGAGTTCGAGACGCGGCTAGAGCGCGCAAAGGTCATGACTGGTCTGTGCATTCCCTGCAATAACAAGGCCGCTGGAAGAAAGCGTGCAACCCATGGCTTCAACAACGCTAACAGCAGACTTCACGTGACATGGGCAAACATGAAGCGCCGCTGCCTCAAGCCGCGCGGTACCGAGGTTCAGAAGTACGCGGGCGTGACTCTCTGTGAGGAGTGGATGAGATTTGAGCCGTTCATGACGTGGTCCCTTGCCAATGGCTATGCCGATCACCTCACCCTTGACCGAATCGAGTCGTCGAAAGGCTATGAGCCAGGCAACTGCCGTTACGCGGATTACAACGTACAGGCAGCAAACCGCAAGAAGACCGACAAAAACACCAGCGGTCACGTAGGTGTTTCATGGGACCGGGGTAAGTGGTGCGCAAAGGTCCAGTGGCAGAAAAAACAGATACACCTCGGCAGGTTCAAGGATATCGAAGACGCGGTGAAGGCGCGTAACGACTACCTAAACGAACACGACCTGCCGCACCTGAGGGCCTGAAGGTGGACGACCTGAAAGAGATCAAGGCCGAGTACCGGGCAAAGACCAAAGAGCTGAAGGGGAGAGCAGCATGAAACTCATCAACGCTCGTCAGGCATGGACTGACTCGCAACACGAATCGAACGTCTCGATCAGCGCCGCGGCTGCAGAGCGCGCCAAGTCGGCAACCGTCGTCCGAAAGGAGAAGGCTGCTCTGCGGGAGATCATCTTTGCCGCCCAGGGAGGGGACAAGGAGGAGCGCATCAAGGCTGTACGCCAGAAGATCAGCATTGCAGAGAGCCGCCGTGCGCCAATCGGTCGTTCGACTCATCGCGCCGCCCACCTCATCACCATGGGCAAGGTTCAGCGAGCCATTGAGACGCTGCCGTTCCAGGTGCAGCAGCTCGGGCACTACCTGTACCACCCATGCATGACCGTGATCCACATGCTCAATGCGGAGAAGCTGATCTGGTCCGACATCGACGTATCGACCCTGACGGATGCCAAGCAGCAGAAGGTCCATTGTCTGGTGACCTGCGCTTTGCAGTCCTACAAGGCCGAGGCAAACGGCGGGGATGCGTGGGGACCTGCAATGGTCGCTGATGCCATGATGAAGCTCTACAGCGTCAGGATCGAGCCCAAGGTGTGGGATCGTGACTGGAAAGACATCTGGAATTTCCTGCGAGATGCCATTCATGACGTTGATGTTCAGGCGCAACAACCGGTATGGCAGGTGATTCACGCGGAAAATAGCGAGGACGCGGCATAAAAGTGTTGCCATGTTGGGGGATTCGATGTACTTTTCCCACACTGCGCAACTTACCTCCAGCGCACGACCATTTTAAAGCCTCGCCAAGTGCGGGGCTTTTTGCTTTCTGAGGCCCTCATAAGGCCCACGTTTCCATCGCTGCTCCTCCTCAGCGCCTTTGCCCGGATTCCTCGGGCCTTTTATTCGGATTGCCCATGACTGACGTATCCCGCATCGCTGACAGCACGGTGTTCAAAATCGTCGTGCCTGTCCTGCAGACCATTCTGTCTGCTGCTGCGATTGGCGCTTTCGTGTATGTCGTGGGCTCGCTGTCCACACTTCAAGCCTCGCTGAACGCATACCAAACAAGCCAGGCTCTGCTGACTCAGCGCGTTGACTCCCTGGAGCGCTCCCGCGATGCCGGTGACAAGTTCATCGATACGCTGCGCAGCTCCGACCAGCGCCAAGACTACCGCCTCGATTCGCTCACCGAGATGGTGAAGTCGTTCGGACGGCCAAAGTGAGGTGCGCACTGGTTGTGGTGCTGTTGCTTGCCGGGTGCGCACAGCAAGACGCAGGAACCAGGCAACCAGCCGAGCACAAGACAACGGTTTTCCGGTTCACGTCTGCCCCTTCGGTGTGTCCTGAGCCTGAACCACCAAAGGCCGCACTGCGCCGCGTGACAAAAAGCCGTGACGACTGGAAGCGCTACGCCGAAAGCCTCGAAAAACTAATTCCCTCGGACGCAGAACATGGCCCTCATCCCTGAATGGCGGAAAGCCTGGCGAATGACCAGCGTTCAGCTCGCTGCGTTGATTGCCGCGGTCAACGCTGCGGCGGTGGCCTGGTCGGTGTTTCAGGGGGCAGTGAACCCGTTGGTGTTCGCCAGCGTGAACATGGCGCTGAGTGTCGCTGTGGCGGTGGCCCGGGTGGTGCAACAGTCGAAGCTGCGTGAGCCACCGGTAAACGAATAACTCGCGCCACGAATTCAGATGCGTCCGTTTCGTGGCGCGGGATTGATCATTCTATGACCACAAGTAAACCGCGAATTCCAGTGACTGCGGGCAAGGTCATCACAGCCGACAGTCTCTCGAACATGGTCGCCAACATCGGCACCAACCGTGACAAGCGCACACACAACCAATTCGGCTTCGAGTTCGTCACCCCGTACGAGCTTGAAGCGGCGTATCAATCGAACTGGCTCGCCCGCCGGATCGTGGACAAGCCAAACGAAGACGCCCTGAGAGAGTGGCGGGCGTTCAGCGGCAAGCAGGCCAAGCAGATAGCGACCGAAGAGCGCCGCCTGGGTGTGCAGCAGGCCTACCTCGACACCTGCTGCTGGGCTGACCTGTACGGTGGTGCTGCGATACTGATGGTGACCGGCCAGGACCTGAGCCAGCCGCTCAACCTCGACAAGATCAAAAAGGGCGGACTGAAGAACCTGGTGGTGTTTGACCGCTGGGATATTCAGCCGACCGAGTTCAACTTCACCAACCCGCTTGCCCCGAACTGGATGCTCCCCGAGTTCTACATGATGGTGAACGGGCAGCAGAAGATTCATCACAGCCACATCATCCGCCGCACGGGTGCTCGCCTGCCGCGCCGGATGCGCCAGTTCGAACAGGGCTGGGGTGACAGTCGCCTACGTCGCTGCATGTCTGATCTGCGCGACGCGGTAGCGACCAAGGGCGGCATTGCCTCCCTGGTGCTGGAAGCCAACGTCGACACGATCAAAGTGAAGGGCTTGAAGGCGGCACTCGCAAGTGCTCAGTGCGACAACGTGACCGAGCGCTATCGCATGTTCGGCATGCTCAAGTCGATTGTGAACCTCGGCCTGCTGGATGCGGAAAGCGAAGAGTACGAGCGCAACAGCATCTCGTTCTCCGGCCTGAGCCAGATCATGGAGCAGTTCATGGTCTGGACGGCAGGTGCTGCAGAGATGCCCGTCACCGAGTTGTGGGGGCAGTCAGCCTCCGGACTGAGCGCCAATGGCGAAGGCGACCTGAAGACCTACCACGGCACGATCAAGGGCAAGCAGGACGGCCAAATGCGGCTGGACCTCGAGCTTATGGACCAGGTGCTGATCCGATCCGCGCTGGGCACCTACCCGGACGACATCGAGTTCGAATGGAATCCGCTGGCTCAAACCTCTGGTGTCGAGCAGGCTCAGGAGGATCTGGCAGAAGCTCAGGCAGACGCTCTGTACATCGAGAATGGCGTGATCAAGCCAAGCCATGCGATGCGCAAAGCTCAGGCCAAAGGCACCTACGCCATCACCGACGAGCAGATCGCCGCGCAAGAGAAGTTAGAGAAGGATCAGGCTGATGGCATTGGTGACGACGGCGACGACCTCCCGGGTTTCTCCTTTGGCAAAACTGACGGCGCTGAACAAGACGCTGATGGAAAAACGGCCAAGGAAACCCCGAGCCCCTAAACCGGTCCTGCCGAGCAAGGATGCGGAGCAGTTCTACCGTGGGCAGCTTCGAGCGATGGTCCGGTTGATGGCGGGTGAGCTGGTTGCCTCCGTCGAGCCTGAGCTGAAGCGGTTGAAGCCCGACTACATCGCTGACAGCCGCATGACGCTCGATGGCAGCTGGACGGAAGAGATCCTGAAGGCGATTCGCAGCGTGTCACAGCGATTCGTCACGCCTCTGTTTGATGCGCAGGTTCAGCGGGTGGCCGCGAGTACGATCAGTCGCGCCGAGGCCGATAACGCCAAGGACTTCCGCGATTCGATAAACCGTGCGGTAGGTGTCGATTTCGAGCTGATCACACGACCCAAGGGCATGCAGGATTACCTGGAGGCCTCTACCGCTGAAAACGTCAACCTGATCAAGTCCATCAAGACTGAGTATTTTCAGAAAGTTGAAGCGATCGTGTTGGGCGGCATGAAGGGTGGCGCTGCACCTTCGGTTATCGCCAGGCAGATTCAGGAGCAGACAGGGATTACCGCTCGCCGTGCCAAGTTGATCGCGCGGGACCAGGTGTCTCAGCTCAACTCGGACCTGACCCGTCAGCGTCAAGTGGCTGCCGGGCTTGAGTTCTACAAGTCATTGGATGCCGATGATCAGCGGGTGTCCGGCAACCCAGCGGGTAAGTACCCGAACGCGAAGATCAGCTGCTACGGCATCGCGCGCAACGACATTGGCCACGGCCCGGGGGTTTATTCCCTGGCTGAGGGCGCCGAGTGGGGCGGCAAGACCGGACTTCACCCTGGCAAGCATCACCCTCTCTGCCGCTGTGTCGCCATCGCCATGATCCCCGGCGTGAACTACTTCCCCGACAAGGGCAAATGATGAAAAGAATGACCATCGACGAGACCTTCGCGCCTACGTCTCGCACGCTCACGCCTGAGGGTTTTCTCTGCGTGAAAGGGATTGCGGCGCGTACGGGGGTTTATCAGTACCTGTCGAGCGAGTTGGAGCTCGAAGGGCCTGAGCGCATCGTCAACGTGTACCGCCCGCCAGAGCAGGTGTTTGCGCCCGAATCCATGGCGACCTACCCGCACAGCGACATTACCAACGACCACCCGGAAGACCTGGTTGATTCGACAACCTTCAAAAGCGTGTCGGTAGGCCATGTTCGCGGTGTCGAGCAGGACGGCGACAACGCGGTTGTTGACATGATCATCAAGGATCAGTCGGCCATCGACGACATCCAGTCCGGCAAGGCAGAGCTATCCCCCGGCTACATGGCCGAGTACGTCAAGGCTCCAGGAATTGCCCCTGACGGCACCCCATACGAGTTCGAGCAGCGCGACATCGTGATCAATCACGTTGCCGTTGTAGAAGCAGCGCGGGCCGGAAAGGTCGCCCGTATTTTTGACCACAAACCGAAAGGTGTACCAATGGCACAACGGAAAGTCTTTTTAGACTCCAAGAAAAGCCGCTCCATCACCGTTGACGAAGAGGTTGCTCTGGTAGTCGAAGACGCCGTTGCAAGCCTTCAGAAGTTCGCCGACGAAGAAACCGCCCGCGCAGACAAGGCAGAAGCCACCAAGGACGAGGCCGAAGAAAAGCTGGAAGAGGCCAAGAAGGAAACTTCTGACGCCGCTATCGGCCTGCGTGTCAAAGCCACCCTCGACACCATCGCCCTGGCCTCGAAAGTCGTGAAGTCCTTCGACGCCAAAGGTCTGGTTTCCCCTCTGGAAATCAAGCGCGCCGCCATGGCACAGCTTAAGCCGACCCGCGACTGGGCGGCCAAGTCCGAGGCCTACGTGACCGCCGCATTCGACGCTGCCGCTGATGAAGCGGACGAAGAGGATGACGACGACAGCAAGACCACCAACGACAGTCTGAAGCAGTTTGCCAAGGACGCCGCCAAGGCTCCGACGCTGACCACGGACGGCTCCACCGCATACGACAAGTTCCTGCGAGGTGAAAAGTAATGGCCATCGCTATTGATACCTTCGGCCAGTACGCTGGCAAGGCCTACGAAGGTCAGATCAATGATCTGTCCATGGCCGACGTCACCACAGGCGTGGCGGACGTTGTAATCCCGTTCGGTCGCGCAGTGGTCTCCGGCTCCGCTGCTAAGCGTGATGCCCTGCCTGGTGCGGGCGCGGGCTTCTTCCTCGGCATCGCTGTGCGTAAAGCTGTCGGCGTCAGCTCCAGCTACATCACTGGCCAAGGTCAGGGCAGCGCGAACCTTCCGGGCGCCTATCGCGTCGGTGAAGAAACCAGCCGCGTCAGTCACGGCCGTATCTGGGTTAAGACTTTGGGCGGTGCCACCGTAGGCCAGCAGGCTTACGCCTTGCCGACCACGGGCGAGTTGACCAACGCCAATACCGCCGGCAACCACCTGCTTCCAGGCTGCACCTTCCTGACCGCTGCTGCGGCCGGTGAGTTGGCGCTGATGCAAGTCAAGGCCATCAACCCAACCACCATTGCCGCTTAAGGAGCGCTCACATGAGAACAATGGACGCACAGGCCCAGGCGCAACTGGGCTTTCTGATCGGCAACCTGACGTACATCGAGCAGGAAGTGCTGCGTCAGCCTTACCCTGAAATCCGATATCCGACGTTGCTCAACGTCGACACCTCGGCACCGGACTACATCGAGTCGATCGGCTTCAAGGTCCTAGACTACAAAGGTGAGCCAGCCCCAATCGGTGATAAGTCGCATGATTTCCCCCGCGCTGAAATCGCGTCGAAGGTTGGCGGCGTAGACGTTGTCCAGGCAGGCCTGGGCTACGACTACACCCAGATCGAAGTCGGCAAGGCCATGGAAATGGCGAACGCTCAGGGCTTCGGTGGTGCGATCAACTACCTGGCTGAGAAGCCAATCGCGACCCGCACCCTGACCGAGCAGTGGCTGGACCGCGTTGCGATGGTGGGTGATGCGCGCTGGCCTTCACTGGCAACTGGCGGGCTGATCAAGTATCCGGGCGTTCCTGTTCTGGCTACCGGCACACTGCTGGGCGGCGCTAACAAGACCATCGCCCAGATCCTGGCTCAGGATCCGGATACAGCCGCCGCCGAAGCCTTAGAGCTGTTGAACAACCTGATTCTCCAAGTGTATTCGGTACAGACGAACAGCATCTTCCGCCCCACGCACATTGAGTTGCCGCTGACTCAGTACGGAAAGCTGACCACATTCCGAATCCCGAACACCTCGGAAACCTTGATCAGCTACCTGGAGCGCGTGCTGAAGGTAACGATCGAGCCAATCCTTCAGCTGGCTGGCGCCGGCGTCGGTGGTACAGACCGAATGATGGCGTACACCAAAAACGCCCAATTCGCGAAGTTCCACCTGCCCATGCCGTTCACGTTGAATGCCCCGATCCCGGCGCATGGGGGCCTGCTGTTTGAGGCGGCCGGTGTGGTGCGCACTGCTGGTACAGAGCTGCGTGTTCCGATGTCCCACGCTTACGTCGACGGCATCTAAGGAGGTCACATGACTTCGAAGAAGGTTTACACCAATACCAGCGCCAATCCGGTGGTCCTGTCGGATGGCAGCTCAGTGGGGGCCGGTGAGCAAACGACCGATGCCCAATTCGAACTGGCGAAAGGCTCGTTCTGGGAAGAGCACGGCGTGCTGGTCCCCGGCGCGCCGGAAATCGCGCCCGAGAACAAGGCCCAACTCGACGAACTGCGCGCCGAGAACGCCAAGCTGAAGGAGGACCTGTTCAATGAGCAGACCAGCCGCCAGAAGCTGGAAACGGACCTGAAGGACCTGCCCGAACAGCTCAAACAGGCGCAGGACAAGCTGACCGACGAACAGGCTCGTTCCCAGAAGCTGGAAACGGACCTGAAGGCGGCCCTGGCCAAGAAGTGATCGACACCGCAAGACATCAGCCCCGTCCTGTGCGGGGCTTTCTCATTCTGGAGTTTGCAAAATGTCCGAGCTGACCATCGAAGTGACGCCCGAGATCATTGCTGACTTCCGCGGGTTCTACCCCGAGTTCACTGACGTCGTGGTGTGGCCTGATGCACAGGTCACCAAGGCGCTGTACATCGCCCGTGGCGAATTCGGCGGCTGTGGATGTGCCGGATGGGGCGACTACAAACCCTATTCGTTCCTGCAGCGCGGCTGGTTCGCCCTGGCGGCGCATTACCTGACCTGGCTCAAAGCTCAGACGGCGGCCACCACGGCTGACGGCAGCGCCTCCACGCCATACGCGCAGGCCAGCAAGAGCGTGCGCGACGAGTCTGTGTCCTTTGCTATCCCGGCGGCGAACGCTGCCTTGACGACGTGGGAGGCCGCTCTGGCGCTGACCCCCTACGGTGTTGAATACCTGCACCTGCGCTCGCGGGCTGGCATGGGAGCGATCTGCGTATGATCGCGCCTACCGTAAGTCTCATCGGTAAGCAGCAGGTTGAGCAGGCCCTCAAGGAGCTTGCGGACAGGCTCAACGGGAATACCCGCCTGCTGGCCGGCGTGCCCAAGGGTGCCGGCGACTACGAAGACGGCCTGACCATCGCCACCGTGGCCGCGGTCAACAACTTCGGCTCTGAAGACGGCTTGATCCCGGAGCGTCCATTCCTCGGGCCCGCGATCGACAAAGGCGCCCCACAGTACCGCCGCCTTGCTGAACTCATGCTGCCCAAGGTCATGGCCGGCGAGATGGATATGCGCATTCTGCTTGAGCAGATGGGCCAGCTCGCCGAGGGCCACATCAAGAAAGAGATCACCGATCTGCGGGTTCCTGCCAACGCCGCCTCCACCATCGCGGCAAAGGGATCAGACAACCCGCTTATCGACACCGGCGCGCTTCGCCAATCCATCCGCTACGTCATCGACGACGGGGCCGACCCTATCGAAGAGGGTATCTGATGGGCCTGAACATGCGCGGCCAGGTCAGCGGGCCCTTCGTCACCCACAAAGGCGTACAGCTCAATCGCTACGCCAGCGCCGTGGTGGACTTCGAGCAGAAGCTGACCCTGGTCTACTTCGACACCTTCGACGCGAACGTTCAGCCGGTGAGTGACAAGGAAATCGAGTCCCTGCAGATCGGCGCCGAGCGCATCAACGACGTGCGCGTCATTCACCGGAACGACGGCAAGGGCATCGAGCCCTCCACGGCCGGGAAGCTCGCTGACATCCTGGTGTTTGCGGAGACGCCGGACAAGCCAGCCACCTGGTGGAAGTCCATCGCGACCGACTACCGCCCCTGGCATAACTTCTGCCGCGCGGTGATCGCCAAACTGGACGCGGAAGAAATTGCCAAGCTGGAGGGCCAGGCCAATGCTTGATACCAAAGCGTTGTGCAAGACGGTCTGCCGCATCGTCGTCGCGGCTACTGGCCTTCCAGCCGATCACGTCATCATCGGTGACCCAGGCGGGCCATCCCCTGCTGGGCCTTACTGTGCGGTTCGCCTGCAAGACCCGGCGCAGTTCGGTCAAGCCAATGTCACGCAGCGCAATGTGCCGGCGCTGGACAACCCTCAATACGAGGACGTCATCGTTCGGGTCGCTACCCAGTTCACGCTGGGCTTCAGCCTGAACTTCTACCGCACGGGCGCCATGGCCTACGCCGCCTCGATCAGCGAGGCAAACAAGCGTGAGCCCATCAAGAACATCATGCGCCGCGACAAGCTTGGATGGTCGCGCGTGTCAGCGGTGAGCAACCTGACCGGCCTGTATCAGGCAGCCATGGAAGAACGAGCCCAGCTCACCCTCTACCTCTACGGCGAATCCATCGCAGAAGACCGCGTACAGCGGATCTATCGCGTCGGTTTCGAAGTGCAAACCGAACAATCTGGCGCGATCGCGCAAGGGGAAGTAAATGGCTTATCCGGCTGAAGACATCATCAACATCACCACGCTGATCAGTTCAGCCGGCCTCGGCAATGCCAACTTCGGTGCTGGCATGGTGTTCGCGGACTTCGACTCGTCCAGCGATGCGACGTTTCTGGAAGGCAGCTATCGCGATTACGGCAGCGCGGCAGCGGTGGCTGTCGACTTCAACATTGCGTCTGACCCGTACAAGGCGGCGCTGGCTTGGTTCTCTGCCATTCCTAAGCCGAAGTCGCTGCGCATCTATCTGCGCCTCGAGGACGACACGCCTGTCGAATCGATTAACGACGCGATCAACAAGGGCATCTGGTTCTACTGGTACGAGTTCGAAACAGCGATTCGAGCGAATGATGCTGACGTACTGGCCTTGGCAAGCGCCGGCGATGCTGCTGGCAAGTTCTACGCCTACACCACCAGCCAGGCTGCGGTGCGTGATCCATCGCTGTCGACCGACATCGTCAGCAAGGCTGTCACTCAGGGCTCGCGACGCCTGTTCGTGCTAAGCCACGCCACAGCCCCTTACGCGGGCTTCGAACTGGCCGCAGTCTTCAGTCGCGTGAACTTCAACGCAGCGAACACCACTATCACCGGTGAATTCAAAAAGCTGCCAGGCATCGACGCCGAGGACCTGACCAAGACTGCATACGCAGCGATGAAGCAGAAAGGCGCTGTGTTCTACACCAAGGTGGAGACCGGTGGCGAAGTCGACAACGGCCGCATCATCAACTCGAAATCTACCTCGACGTTCGGTGAGTTCATCGACGACGTGTTCAACCTGGATGCCTTCGTCAACTTCCTCACTGTCGGGTTGTACAACGCTCTTGCCAAGGTGCCAACCAAGGTCAAGCAGACTCCTGAAGGCCAGCAAATCCTGATCGATGCTGCCGCCCAGATCGGCGAGAAGTTCATCGACAACGGCTATCTCGGCGCGCGCACCTACACCAGTGACGAGACGGGCGAAGAGGTGCTGAGCCGCGGTTACGAGATCCTGACCGTGGCAAACGACATCCTCAACATCACCGATGCCGAACGCGCCGAACGCGCCGCCGCCCCCATCACCTTGCGCCTGTTCCGGGCCGGTGCCATCCATACCGTCGATGTCACGGTTCAAGTTGATTAAGGAGCAATAGAGCATGGCCTTGAGCGATCTCTCAGTAGAAAACACGATTGTGGTCATCACCGGCGTAGGCGTGCTGGACGACTGGGGCCGCACAGACCCGCCGTTTACGGTCGAACAGATCGATGACAACGCGAACCTCTCTCGCGGCCTCGGCGGTAATGCCGTGCGCTTCCACCGGAAAAATCCCGGGCTGCGGCTGACAGTCAACCTGATGCCGGGTAGCCCTCAGGCTTTGGCGCTTCAGGCCCAGATCACTGCGAAGGCAGAAATCTCCGGCTCCTATGCCTCAATTGCCGGTCTGGAAGGTGCGGTGTTCAGTGAAGGCGTAGCGACCCGCGGTAAATCCATGGGGCGCGGCGGTCCAGGCATGAATGACGCGACCTTCATCATGGAATTCAACAAAGGCGTGATTGTATGAATGCCGCTGAGTCCCTGATCCGGTCCATCGTGTTCGAGGGCGTGACCTACCGCTTTGCCATGCCCAGCGCCGAGAAGCAGCGCGCCGTGCTGTTCCGGCTGGGGAAGTACGGTGTTGAGCCGATGATTCACGGCCTGGCGCTTTCTGAGGTAGGCGGTGCGTCGTCGATCGCCATCGCAGGAGGCATCGTCGGAACCATGCTCGCCCGAGTGCCTGAGGATGATTTCAATTTCATCTGCGACAGCATGCTGGGCAAGCTTTTCCAGGAAGGCAGCACCACGCCGCTCACCCTGAACGATTTCTCCGGCCGGCTGAAAACCTACTTCACGTTGGTGGTGCTGGCACTAGGAAACGCGTTCGAGGATTTTACCGGACTCCTGACCCTCTTCCAGAAATCTACCGATTCAGCCGAGGCGGTGGATCAGAGTCAGGAGAACGACTCAACCCCGCAATCGACTGGGAGCTCTGGCGTCCCTGCATAGGGATTCCCGGCCTCTGCCCGCCGCTGTGCTCCTACAAAGATTTGCAGGACGGCACCTACTCGCTCGGGTGGGTGCGCCGCGCAAACCTCGCCATGGATGAAATGCTGTACGCCCGCAACCTGGCTGAAGCCAATCGACCACAATAGCCAGGAGATCTGCCCGTGAAGGTGCTGGAATCGTTTCTTATTGCTCTCGGCATCAAGGTCGATGAGAAATCGTTTCAAAAGGCTGACGCGGCGTTTGGCGGCCTGACCAAGTCCGCGTTGCAATTCGGCGCAGTGCTGGCCAGCAAGTTGGCAATCGACAAGGTGGTAGGCGATTTCAAGAACGCTGGCACCGAGCTGAGCAACTTCAACAAATTGACCGGGCTCAGCACCCAGAACGTCCAGGCTCTCGGCCAGGCTCTGGCAGCGCAGGGAGGCAACGCTGCCGACGCCTTTTCGGCAATGAAGAAGATTCAGGACCTGATGGCATCTCCCATCACAGGCAACACCGGATGGTTCGGGGATGTGGCAAAGCTCGGGCTCAACCCTGACGTGATCATCAAGGCGAAGGATACTGCTGAAGCGCTCGCCAACATCGCGGGCGAGTTCGAACACATGACGCCGCTCAATCAGCGTCTGGCCGGTAACGCGCTGGGCTTTGATGATTCCACGGTCCGCCTACTGATGCGCGGTCGCGCCGAGGTCGAAAGGCAGCTGGACGTTCGCGGCAAGCTGGCCGTGATGACACAAAAGCAGATCGACGACTCTGCCCGGCTGACGAAGGCGTCCAGCGAACTGGATCAGGTGTTCACTGATATCGGCAACACCATCGCGGGTGAATTGGCGCCGGCCTTCGCCGAAATGGCCGAAGACTTCGTTGCCTTCTACCGCGACAACAAGGAACTGGTCGATTCAGGCCTGCAGGAGTTCTTCGGCGGGCTAGCGAAGAATATCGAGCTTGTTTCGGTAGCCGTTGCGCTGATGGGTGGTGCAAGTGCGCTGAAGGGTTTGGCAGCGCTCCGTGCGCTGATCGGCCTTGGCGCCGCTGGCGCTGGCGTTGGTGCCGCTGCTTCAGGCGCCGCTGGGGCGGCGGGCGCTGCTAGTGCCGGCGCTACTGCAGCGAGTGGCGGAGCGTCAATGCTTGCGGTTGCCGGCGGTAGCGCTGCGGCTTTGCTGTATTCGAGCAAGCTGAATGAGGGTGAAGACGGCGAGCTACTCAACAACCGTTTGAAGAAAGGCGGTCCAGAGGCAGCGGGCGCAACCATCGACTTTTTCCGGCAGAAAGGCTGGACTGAAGAGCAGGCCATGGGCATCGCGGCCAACATCGAGCAGGAAAGCGGATTTCGGTCTGATGCTGTGGGAGATGGCGGCCAGGCTTACGGCTTGGCGCAGTGGCACAAGGACCGCCAGGACAACTTCGAGAAATTTTCCGGAAAGGACATCCGCAAGGCCTCTGCTGCTGAGCAACTTGAGTTCATCAACCACGAACTGACCAGGGGTCGCGAAAAGGCCGCCGGCGACAAGCTGCGCCTTGCAGCCACCCCGCAGGAAGCAGCTGGAATCGTTTCATCTGAGTACGAGCGGCCAGCGGATCGCGTAGGCGAGGCTCAGCGCCGCGGCGAACTTGCCCAGTCATATGCGGGGTCAGGCAACACCAAGTCGGCAGCTCCCGAAGTCACCGACGAGCAACTGACCAAGCTCCGCGCCGGTTACGGCAAGCCAGAGCAGCCGCAGGAAGGCTTTCTAGACCAGACCAAGTCGTGGCTCGACTCCTACCGCAAACCCCCACGGGAATACTCAGTGGACGCGGTCGTGCAGCCCCCGGCCAAGGCCGCAGAGGCCCCGAGTCAGCAGGCCATGCCAGCGGCGACTGCCCCTGCCTACACAGATAACCGCCAGTTCCATATCCACGGCGCCGACACGGAAAAGGTCAAGCAGCTCTACAACGAGCAGCTGAGCGGACTCACTGAGTCGACGATGGAAGATTTCAGGAGCCCAGAACGATGAGCGTCATGAGCGGCGTTATGAGCATCTTTTCGAAAACGCTGCCTGCTCTGGGGTTGATCGAGTTCGATGCCAAGCTTGAGGGCGTCACCAGCAAGGCGATCCAGCTGACGCAGTTCCCGGTCGAGTTCGGGGCAAACGTCAACGATCACGCAATTCTGCTTCCTGACCGCTACCTGCTTACCGGGGCGGTTTCCAATACCCCACTCGGAATTGGCCTTGACGATATCGGGATGATGGGGGCCGGCGCGGTCGCGTCAGCAGTTGGTGGCGTTGCTGGTGCTGCCATCAGTGCTGTGTCGGCTTATCTACTCGCGGGCAGCGATGAGACACGTTCGGCCACCACCTGGCGCGCGCTTTCTGCCTTGCTCAAGTCGCGCGCCCCCATCGAGCTGGTTACCGAATACGAGACGATGCCCGAGATGGTCATCATTCGCCTGGATCAGCGGACGCGTCCTGAAGATGAAGACGGCCTGATATTCATCGCCGAGCTTCAGGAGATCCGCCGTATCAGCTCACAGGTCGGCCAAGGCGTCACATCTGCTGACCAGTTGGCGCAGAACGATCCTGTCGCCACTCAGGGCGCGCCAATGGTTACGACCGGCTCGGCAGCCGTGGAGGTCATCGCATGAGCCGGTACAAGGTCGAGGTTCAGGCTCTGCCTGCTCAAACCTTCAGCGCCGCTCTTGGTGACAACACGCTCACCATTGAGCTCCAGTGGATGGTCAGGCTCAGCGTGTTTCGCGTGAACATTCTGACGCCGCTGGGCGCGACGCTCACGGCTGGCCGTTATTTGCTGCCTGACGTCGATCTGCTCGCCGGGCTATACCCGCATTCGGATACTGATTACGGGTCCTTGGTGCTGGAGGGCGAGCAGCCGACACCCGCCAACCTTGGCATAACGAACATGCTGGTGTGGTCCGATGGCTGACGAAATCTACATGCGCCGGTACCGGCTGAAGGTCGGTCGCGAAACAGGGTCTCTGACCTACGAAATGGATGTCACCGGCGATGGCCTCCGGGTCACGTTCCAGGTGATCCACTTCGCCGGCGGCGCATTCAGCGTTGCTGAAATCACTATCTACAACGTCTCGGCGTACACCACTCGGCAGATGCTCGGCGACGGAATCGCCAAGAAATATGAGTTCATCTCGTTCGATGCTGGTTATGCGGGCCTCTTCGGCAATATCTTCACCGGGCAGATCACCAACGCCCAGCGCGTGCTGGAGGATGGCGGCTCTACTCGTGGCGTTCGGTTCTTCTGCAAGTCCTCCGCCAAGGAGCGGGACCAGAACATCATAAACCTGACGCTGTCGGCCGAGACAGATCCGGTTCAGATCATCGAGGCCTGCGCCGAGCCGTTCAATGCAGAAATCAGGTTCTACGGCGACTTCTCCGAGCTCAAGCGGCGGTCGCGGGGCACGGTGCTCCAGGGCAGCCCAACCGCGTGCATGAATGAACTGGCAGAGACATTCCAGTTTGATTGGATGGTTGAAAACGGCGCCATCAAGATCATCAAACGCGGATTCGCCATGCCGAATCAGGTTTACACGATCAGCTCAGCGACGGGAATGATCGGCCCCCCGGTAGTGACAGACACTGAAATAGGCATCCGCTCAGTGCTCAACCCGGCTCTGAAGCTCGGCAGCACCATCAAGCTCGAGTCGATGGCGCCTCAGTTCGAGTTCTCAGGTGCGTATTTCTACGAGGTCCCGCGCACCATCGGCGAGGGATTCTACAAGGTCAACTCTCTGGCCTACCTGGGCGACTCCCACGGCGACCCTTGGGAAACACACGTCAGCTGTCTGCGCCTCAGTGCGGCGGCTCAATCAGGTATATCCGATAGGGCTACTCGATGAACGATCCGCTTTCATCGCGCACACAGGCGCAGTTCTCAAAGATGCTGCGGGAGATCTTCGGCGAGTACCTGAAAGACAACGTGCGCACCAGCATCCCTGGCCATGTTCTCAGTTTCGATCCGGATACCCAGTTGGCCGAAGTTCAGATCGGACTGATGCTGGAAGACCGCCAAGGCGCACAGGCAGAACGTAGGCCAATCATCCACGTTCCCGTTCAGTTCTGGGGAGCAGCGGGCGGAACGCTAGAATGCCGCGTCGCTGCCGGGACTGAGGGCGCGCTGCTCTTCTCGCAGGAGTGCATCGACTCTTGGGTAGACCAGGGCGGCGTGGCCGTGAAATCAGAGCCCCGTAGGTTCTCCATCAATGACGCCTATTTCATCCCGGGCGTACGCTCGAAGCCCAACGCCATAACCGCATTCGCGAATGATGGCATACGCCTGCGCAGCCTTGACGGAACGGCCTATTTCTGGATTCACGACGACAAGACCCTTGAGGTAGACGGGGTCTCGCTTAACGTGAAGTGCATGACCAACTTCGAGATGCCAGTGAACTTCGAACAGGCGGTCACCACCGAAACCACGATCACCAACCATGACGTGAGCATCGGCTTCGAGCACGAGCACATAGGCGTGCAGTCCGGCAACGGCACATCAGGGCCAGTCAATCCATGACAGTTAGAAAACTCGACGCAGACGGCGACTTGGCCATGGGGCAGAAAAAGCTGCTGACTGGTTACACCGCCGAAGAAGTCGCCCAGAACGTGCGCACACGGCTGAAATTCTTCCTTGGCGAGTGGTTCCTGAATACCGCTGACGGCACTGACTGGTTCGGCAGTGTGCTGGGCAAGGGATCTCGTCTTGCTTCTCGCGAGGCCGTAATTCGTCGGAGGATTCTCCTAGCCCCCGGATGCGCAGGCATGACCGCCTTCAGCGTCACTTCTGACGTGGTAACCCGAGAAGTCACCGTGAGCGCGACGATCGTCAGTTCGAACGGCGAGAGCGCAGACATCAACTACGTGCAGGCGATCGTTTAATGGCTGAAATCACAGATCAGGGCATCACAGGCGAATCGCTCAACGATTACCTGGCTGCCATCAAGCAGAAGGTTCTGGCCATCGATCCAGACTGGAACCTCGACCCCGACTCGCCGGATGGGGAGTTGGTAGGCATCGAGGCCGAGCTGATGGCGAACCTGGATGAGGGGCTGCTTGCGGCTTACCGTAGCAAAGACCCCGACAGCGCAACCGGTGAGGCGCTGCGCGACATCGGTAAAATCTCCGGCGTTCAGATTCGCGCCGCCACTTACTCGGTAGCTCCGATCACCATCACTGGCCCGGCTGGCACCGTCCTACCAGCAGGCTCTCAGATCCGCAGCAAGATCGACAACACGTTGTGGCTGACCACATCGTCAATCGTCATTGGTATAAGTCAGAGCGCAACGGGTTTCGCGACCTGCTCTACGTCTGGCCGGGTACTGGCCGGCGATGGCGAGCTGACTATCATCGGAACCCCTTATCCAGGCTGGTCGTCAGTCACCAACGGCGAGGCGACTCCAGGCGAAGCTGCAGAATCCGATGTCGAGTTCAGGGCGCGGCGTAACAACTCCGTAGCGCTGGCCGGCAGCAACATGAAAGATAACATGCTGGCGAGCATCGCCAACGTGTCGGGCGTAACCGACGTCAAGATCCTTGAGAACAACAGCGACTCACCCGTAGATACCGACGGAATCCCTTACACGGCCATCGCTGTAATTGTGAACGGCGGGTCGGATGCAGACATCGGCAAGGCGATGTACGCGAAATACAACCCAGGCACCCCGATGTATCCGCGCTATAGCACCAAGACAGACACATGGGTTGACCCACCGGGAGCTACCGGCGTGAAGGTCGAGGTGACGTCTCCCACCACCGGCAACGTGGAAACAATGACCTTCCAGCGCGCTGTCGGGCTTCCTGTGTTCGTTGCTTTGAACGTCAAAAAGGTCGGAAACCTTCCTTTCGACATCGAAGATCGTCTAAAGACGGCCATCATCGAAGATTCGACCAAGTCGCTATTTGCCGGCGAATCAGTGGCCGGATTCAATCAGGGCGGCTATGACATTGGCGAACTGGTTCCGGTAGGCCGACTGTACACGCCGGTGAACAAGATCCTCGGCCAGTTCGGCGACAGCTACATCATCAGCCTGACCATTGGAACAAGCGCTGGTGGCCAAGGGCTCACGCCTATTCAGCCTGCGATTGCGCAGATGGCCACGTTCGACCCCGACAACATCGATATAACGGTGACGCCATGAACATGGACCACGTCGAGCGGGCGAAGAAGCGGATCATCAACCAGTATCGCGGCAAGCCACTCATGCTGAAGTGGCTGACGCATCTGCCTCAGGTCGCCAACGATAGCCTGGAACCCGCTATCGACCAGATCTACGGCAGTTATGACGTTGACACGGTAACCGGCGAACAGCTTGACGTGATCGGTCGGATCGTGGGAATCCCTCGACCGATCCTTCGCGGGGCAGCATATGACGTCTTCGGCTACGCAGGGAACGACAGCTACACCAACTACAACGTCGCTCCTTACATCGGAGATGGTGCCGCGGTCGATGCGCCGCTCAACAATGACCTGTACCGGAAACTGATCAAGGCCAAGATCGCTCGGAATGTCAGCGACGGCACCAGCGACAGCATCATTCAACTTCTCGAAATTGTGATCGGCGTCAAGGTGACCGCGCTCGCAAGCAACGGCGACAAGTCATTCGACATCGGAATCGCCTCAGAGCTCGACAACACCACGCAGTACCTGCTCGACAACTTCGACATCATTCCTCGCCCGCAAGGTACGCGCATCGGCCAGATATTCATCCTGCCGACAAACATCGCCGCGATCGAGCAGGCGTCTGACCGCATCTACAACTTTGCAAACTTCACACTGCCCGGAGATGTGTCCTGATGGCAAGACAAGCCTTTAACAAGCGCTGGGCAGAAGACGTTGAGACGCAGGATGTTTCGACAGTCTTTCAGAACCCCGGCGACCTCAGGATCGGCACCGGCTGGGAAGGCGGCCAGGACAAGGACGCACCTCCTGCCGGACAGGAGAATTATTGGCACAACCGGGTCGATTCAGCACTCCAAGACATCGAGCGCCATGGCGTGATGACCTGGCATAACGAGGCTGTTTACTCAATCGGGGCTCCTTGCCTTGCAGAAGACGGCCTCTATTACGAGTCGATCGCAGACGGCAATGTCGGCAATTCACCTCCCAGCAGCGCTGCGTACTGGCGCCTGATCGGCGCGAGCCTGTATTCCAGTTTCACCGTTGGTGAATATAAGGACGTCGCCCATAACGGCTCGCCTGACTCGGGCTGGCTGAAATGCAACGGGGCGTTGCTGCTCCGATCGGCATACCCGAAGCTATTCGCCAAAATCGCCACCGACTACAACACCGGCGGCGAGCTCAGCACCCAGTTCAGGCTTCCCGATTGGCGCGGCATGTTCCCACGCATGCTTGATGACGGTAGAGGCGTAGATACCGGTCGCGGATTAGGCAATACGCCACAGCCGAGTCAGAACCTTCAGCACGGTCACTCTGCCTCTACTAGTAATGCCGGTGAGCACCAGCACTCGACGACGTTTCAGCGTGAAAAAATCTTGGCTGATTCGACATCTGTCGGGGGAAACGCGGTGCTTGGGGACCTATCCACGGATGGCTATCAGACCATCTCAACGTCTGCGGCTGGTAACCACACGCACGTTGTCAGCATTGGCACGAACGGTGGCCCTGAAGCCCGCCCAGTCAACCTTGTTCAAGTGCGGTGGATCAGATACCTATGAGCCAGAAGACTGTTTATCAGTACGACGCTGAAGGCTGGTACATGGGTGAGACGCTGGCCGACGCCGATCCGATGGTTCCCGGAAACTGGCTACTGCCAGCCGGAACGACCGAAACCAAACCTCCAATTTTCACAGCGAACAAGATCCCCAACTGGGTCGGGTACAAGTGGAAACTGGTAAGTCCGCAGGTGTGATATGGAAAAGAAGCGGAAATTGCGCTTCAGCCAGAAGATGGAAAACTTCTGCCTGGCCTACATCGAATCCGGCAACGCCTCGGAGGCCTACCGACGCTCCTACGATGTCAGCGGCATGGCTGAGCAAACGGCAGCTCGCGAGGCATGGAACCTGCTTAAGCGTCCGCAAATCGAGGCTCGTATCGCGGAACTGCGCGAGGTTGTTATGCAGCGTAACGATATCACCGTCGACACGCTGCTGGCCGAATTGGAGGAAGCGCGCGCGCTCGCTTTGGAAACCGGTAGAGCCGCGGCAGCGGTGACGGCTACCATGGGTAAAGCGAAGCTTCTTGGCCTGGATAAGCAGATAGTCGAGCTCACTGGCAAGAATGGCGCGCCGATCGAGACAAAGTCTCAGGTCACTGTCGACAAACGCACCCTTGAGTCCGTTCTGGACCGCCTATGAACGATCTCCTCGACTGGGAAAACATGAGTCGGGAGGAAAAAGAAGCATCAAAAATGATCAGCGAGCATTCCCCGCTCGCGTTCATGCGCGTCTTTTTCCAGATCAACCAGGGGATGAAGTTCCTGTGCAACTGGCACCACCGGTACATGGACTACACCGCCCAACAGGTGCTGCAGGGCAAGCTGAAGAACGTCGTCTTCAACATGCCACCAGGTGGCACCAAGACCGAGTACTGGTCGATTCACTTACCTGCCTATGTGATGACGAAGTTCGATCGGACACGCAATCTCAGTGTTTCCTACTCGAAATCGCTGGTCGAAGAAAACTCCAACCGCATCAAGTCGATTATCACCAGCGCCGAATATCAGGACCTCTGGCCCTGCTCGTTGGGGAAGGCCGACGTTGCGAACTGGATCGTCACCGACGATAACGGCCGCAATAAACACCAGATATTCAGCCGTTCGACCGGCGGCCAGATCACCGGCGTCCGTGGCGGATACATCTCCGAAGGCTTCAGCGGCTTCATCAACCTTGACGACCCAGAGAAGGCTGACAGCGCCTTCAGCGCCACCATGCGGGCAAAGGCCCAGCGGATTGTCACCAACACCCTGCGCAGTCGCCGCGCCTCGCCGGAAACCCCAGTCATTTGCACCCAGCAGCGCCTGCACACCGACGATGTGTCCGGATTCTTGCTTAAGGGCGGCATGGGCCTGGACTTCAGCCACATCAAAGTCCCGGCGCTCGTCACCCGCGATTACATCGCCAGCCTGCCTGCGGAGATTCGCGAGCACGCAGAACGCGACGTCTTCAGCGGCCCATCGATCATTCGGGGCGGCGTCGAATACTGGTCATACTGGCCGGCTAAGGAAACCGTTACTGATCTGATGGCGCTGTGGGATCGCGACTCCTACACGATGGTCAGCCAGTACCAGCAGGAGCCTATAGCGCTGACTGGCGGCATGATCGATGCTGACTGGTTCAAGAGCTACGAGCAACTGCCATTTATGGTGTGGCGCGGCGTCTACGTGGACACCGCCCAGAAGACCGGTGAGCAGCACGACTATTCGGTGTTCAGCCATTGCGGCCTGGGCATCGACGGCAACCTCTACATCATCGAGGTTGTGCGCGGCAAATGGGATGCGGGCGATCTTGAGGCCGAAGCTTTGTGCGTTTGGCATCGCTGGCAGCCCTGGGACCAGTTCCGACCTGCGGTGCTCCGCTACATGCGAGTCGAGGACAAATCGTCCGGTACAGGCCTGATCCAAACCATCAGCAAAAAGGGCTCAATTCCCATTGAGCCTCAACCCCGTGGGCCGGCTGCCAACAAGGTGACTCGCTGCATGGATGCCGTCCCATGGTTTAAGTCCGGCCGGGTGTTTGTCCCGGCCATTTACGACGAGCAGGGTCGCAAGATCGAGCACGTTAAAGACCACCGCGGCGAGATCGTTGCTTCCACCGACTGGGTTGTGCCGTTCCTCACGGAAGCGTCTGCCTTCACCGCCGATGACAGCCACGACTTCGACGACCAGGTCGACACCATCTTTGATGCCGTGGCCGACATGCTGATCAACGGCGCAGGCGACTTCTTCTCCAGCAACTGGATTTCGTAACTCACTCACATCGTTGACCGTTCCCGATCGCGCTCATTAAATTCGTCCCAAGGAAATAACATGGCTGACCAGACCCAGCGGCTCGAGATCGCCACCGTAAGAGCAGAAGTCGGTAGCAACATCCTGTTCCGGTTTGCCAACGATGCTGCAGCAGCAGGGCCAATCCCTACCGACTCAGGGGATATTCCGAATCTGAAACAGGTGATCATCGAGATTCAGACGGATGCGTCTGACAAAATCAGCATCGCTACGACTATCTACCAGACAGCGGCAGCCGGTCTTGCTGCTACCGCTGACGGCGGAATTTTCCTGGTTCAGTCATCCGATGCGGACACGATCTACACCGTCTGGCAAAACCAGGCAGGTGCTGCCGTCAACACCGGCAAGACCGCCATGTCGTCTCAGGCTATTCAGGATGCTCTGACCGCCTCCAACGAGGCCGCACAGGCGGCGGAAGATGCTGCGGATGTTGCGACCAATCGAACTGCAGGGTTTCTCCAGCCAGCCGCCGAGCCGCCTACAGTTCGCGATGACGGTCTGCCGTTGCAGGTCGGCGACCGCTATTTCAATACCGAAAGCGAGACCGAGTATCTTTTCAAGGATGGCGCGTGGGTCTCTAACGACAGTCTTGCAGCCATCGCAGAGCTTGAAGCAAGCATAACTGAGCACCCCACTCCGAATGGCACGCCGAAAGCAGGTGATGACGGCAAGATCGATTTCGGCTGGATTCCTGACCAGGTTGCGACCGCAGAGGAGCTGGATTGGCTTCAGGAAAACTACCAGCAGTACAAAACTGATTCCGACCGTACCCTCATGGGGACAAGTATGGATCAGCGCACAATGTTCCGTCGTCGACTCGTCGCCGATTTCCCAATGAAGGGTGCGCAGCACGACGCGATCATAGCTGCTCAGGGATATGCTTATCTGTATCCGCAGGGGTTTGTAATCGACAAGTCGGCCGACCAGATTATCATCAACTACGGGCGCAGTGGCGGCAGCAACGAGTGGTGCTGGCTCTACGTGTACAAGCTGTCCACCAAGCAGCTGTTGACCGTAGTCACACCTGAATACAACTTCAACGAGACCATGGTCATTCGCTATGAGAATGGCACTACGTACTCTGAAGAAAACTTCACGGGTGCGACCCGCTACCTGTACGCCAGCGCCGACTATGGCCTCACGTCGGTAGGCGGCTCCAACCTGATTCGCATGGACCTCACTAGCATTGAGTCCAAGCCCATGCTTTCCTCGGTTAAGTCGATTGCGACCCTGCCTTACCCTTCGGTACAAGCGTACTCGTTCATTGCATGGACCGGTCGCGAGTGGGTTGTGCAGCGCATCCAAGCATCCCGTGGTCGCCGCCGGCGCCACCTCTTTGACCGCTGGAGCTCCAACTTCTCCGCAATCGTGGGATCATTCTCAACGGTGTTTGGCTTCACTGGCGACGTAGGCGGGGATTACTACGCCACCTCGCCAAAGGCTCAGGGCTTCGCCATCGCTAACGGCAAGATGTATACCGCCTTTGGCGCGCCGTTCTCGTTCGCCGGCAGTGCGGCAAACAATGATCCGAAGGCCGCGCAGAAGATGTACGGCATCTGTAGCGTCAACCCTGACGGCTCGGGCCTTGAATCCGCCCTGTGTCAGGCCGACGGATTCATTAATACGGCTAAGCCGTTTCTCGGTTACGAGCCGACGCAAGTCGAAGCAGAGGGTATGTGCGCCAACTTGGGCAAGCTGTACACGCTGTTTGTGATGCTCAGCACTGCCGCTCCCGGAGATACTAAGGGCATCGCAATCTTTGAAGAGATGTCGAGTGCATTTGACGCTATAGATTTTTCGAAGGCTGCTGTTATCCACCGAGGATTCCACAATGAAGTAGCGACTCAGATCAGAGTGCACAACAACGCTGCTTCGCAGCTGCGTAACCCCGTCACAGGTGATGCGCTGACCACGTACCTGCAAATCGCTAACATGGTTTTGGGGTTGGACCTCTCGACCTACAAATTTGCAGGGAATGGACAGTTGCTTACCGACATCAATGGCGCGTCCGTCACTACCACCAATAAGCTCTTTGAGTTTACAGGCATTACTGCTGATGTGGTGTTCCTGAAGATCACCGGGGCCACCAGCCAGGAAAGTTACTACATCACGCCTTCGGTACCCAGCCAGGTACCATCCGGCTTCACAGTTGCAATCGACCCGTCAGCATTTCCGATTACCTCTGGCTATACAGCCGTCAACGCGGGAAGCCTGGGGAAGACGCAGTCCTACCGTTCCGGCAATGGGGCGCTGGCGCAATATGAGTTTTACAACCTGAACCCAGCCGGGACCGCGAAGCAGCTGGCGGGATACATCACATGCAACAACACCACCACCAGCTACGTCACTACATCAGATGTCGAATTGAAAGATGATTGCGGTTGGATGGATGCTGAGACGGCCCTCGACCTGGTTCAGTCAATCAAGTGGCACCGGTACACATGGAAATCTACAGGTGTCCAGGATTACGGAGTTTTTGCGCAAGAGTTACACGAGATATACCCGGCAGCAGTAGTTGTTGGCGGCTGGGATGGCGAGGATGGCGAGCCGAGAGAGCATTACATGCCATGGGGCGTAGATTACTCGAAGCTAGTGGTACCCATAGGTCGAGCCCTGCAAGCGCAGATAAAAATGACCCAGCTTCTTCAGGATCAGGTCGCAGCGCTGCTGAAGAGGATCGAAGGTCTTGAGTCAAATGCTAACTAGGTGAAGCAGGCCCGGCAGATGCCGGGCCTCCATCTGTGCTAAAACCCTCTTATAGCGTAAGAGTAAAAGCTCTCTGCCCGTTCCATTTTTACAGTGGTTTTGTAGGTGAGCTTATGGATGTTAGTGGCATTGCAAATTGCCTTATACCTTTCAAGGTCGAAATCATCTGCGAGGCTAAAGTACCACTCATGCGGAACAGACGAAGGGAGTTGATCAACAGCATCCCGCTCAGCTTTGAATGCTTTATCAAGGCGGTAGAGTGCTTCAAATACATGATGAAATATGAAGTAATTAACCTCCTCGTCATGGTGTTCCCAATACGCCAGCATGGCCTCTTTCCACATGTGGATCAGCCAAGAGTCATTTCTACACTTGAGGTACCAGACAGAGAGAGACGAAAGGCTGCCTACGGAATATGCGGTAAACGGCCCCTCCGATGATCGATGCGTAGGATCTACCGGGCCTGTAAGGTAGCATGTCGCATCCATCCAGGTACCCCCGAACTTGCTCAACAGAAGAAGCCGCAAAATATCCGAAAAGAAAGCCGAGCGTGTACTCAACTTATCCTTTATGTGCTCAGGAACTGTTACATAATTCTTTAAGTTCGACTCATGCAATAGAATAACAGAATCTGACGGTAGATATTTCGCCATTTGGCGCTGGCAGGCAGATACCATTAGCGGTGCGTCCCCGAATCCTTGCGCCCAGTAGCAGAAGATCTTATTTGTAGAGACGTCAGCGATTGAGGATAATGATTTGTGCGCCCTATCTGTGATGGTTTTTAAATGTTCTTGTATGAAGTCATACATTAGAACTCTTGATCTGATTCTTCTTTGGTTTAGCGAAAACATCTCCAAGTGCTCGGGCTTGTATTCTGGTCGGTCCTGAATAGCAGAAATGTAGATAGGCTTCGCCTTTTCGGGAAGCTTCAGCGTGTCGTAACATTCAGCCAAACCAAATCTATACTCTATATTGTTCGAATCAATATCCAAAAGCATTGCATAGTAGGTCTTAGCGAGCCGCCAGCGTCCATCCTTCACAAGCGCTTTAGCCTTTGAAAGAATTATATCCTCAGCGGTAATATCTAAGGAGTAGATGCTAGCGTAATTGTCTATAGCTAGAAGCAGCCTTCCAAGCCTATCTTTATCTTCCGCATTTAGTAGGTTCAACAAGCTACAATCGTGGCTCTTTAGATGCTGGACTAACAAGAAAGCCGCCCAGATCTTTACGCTATCATCATCAGCCTCCGCCTCTGCTAGGCTGGTGATATTAAGCAACAAAGGCCATGGCTGCTCTAGGATCTTCATTGAACCTGAGTCGAGAGCATCACAAACAGATGAGCGCGTACCACCATCGGAGACAGGCAAGCTGTCTCCTCTGTAACGCTTGGAGGATATGTTTGAGATCCCGCTCAAATTCGCAGACAGGTCAAATAGGAAATGCCGCTCAAGCGTGTGGTGAGGAAACTCGTCCTTTCTTAGAAAAGCCTCAACCTTTAGTGAGCTTGAGCGGATTCCCCAATAGTCCGATCTATTTCCAATTGTGATTGTAAAGTTTCGCAAATTCTTCTTCGTTCTTATGCTTAACTTTGGGTGTAGTTCCTTTTCCGAGTGTATATCTATGCCTTTTGAGATTTCAAAGGACGCTTCTGACCTGCCTTCCTCGCCAAATTTTGAGGACAAAACAGCGATACCGCCATATTCACTTCCGAATATGTCGATAGGCTGGCCTGGCTTGTCGTTGTAGAAGAACTCAATCTTCCCCAAGTTTAAATATTCTGGGGTATCGGACGCAAGGGATATGTCGATTTGGGAGGTTTCTCCATCGATCTTCACTCTTAGCTTGTCGTATTCTGTTGAACCAAAATATCCCAAAGGCATGTTTGTCCCTTCACACATTTTAATTGTAATGGCCATTCAGCCGAATCTAATCACACCAGCTATCCTATCGCTTTATCGATCAGGCGTCTCGACAAAGCTCATTTGGCGTTGATCGAGCGGCAGACGTGATTTACCAACATCAGATCGATGCTATAGACAAACTGTTACCGATTTTTAACAAGCCCGCCGATGAGCGGGCTTTTTTACGTCTGGAGAAAAGTCAATGCGCACATCACCGAAGGGCATCGCCCTGATCAAGTCGTCCGAAGGCCTGCGCCTGACGGCCTATCCGGATCCAGCCACCGGTGCAGATCCGTGGACCATCGGCTATGGATCAACCCGAGGCGTACTGAAGGGCATGACGATCACTGACGAGCAGGCCGAGCGGATGCTGATCAACGACGTTTCCCGGTTCGAGCCTGAGCTTGATCGGCTGGTGAAGGTGCCCCTGAGCCAGAACCAATGGGACGCGCTGATGAGCTTCGTCTACAACCTCGGTTCGGCGAACCTGGCGTCATCGACTCTCCTCAAGCTGTTGAACGCCGGCGACTATACCCGCGCCGCAGATCAGTTCTCGCGCTGGAACAAGGCCGCAGGCAACGAATTGCCCGGCCTGACCAAGCGCCGCACGGCCGAGCAGGCCTTGTTCCTGAGTGCAGCATGATCGCCGCCATCAAGCTGGTCCCAGTCTGGGCCTGGGGCGTGGTCGCGCTGATCATCGCCTTGTCTGCCGGTTCGTTCGCCGCAGCCTGGTGCTGGCAGGCCAACGCCTATGGCCAGGTCATCGCCACGAATGAGGCCAACCGCCAAGCCGATCTGGCGCTGATCGCCAATGCCGGAGCCACACAGGCGCGCCAGGCGCTGGCCAAGCAGCAGGACGCCGAGCAGAAACTCGCGGCCATGGACAAAGGCGCCACCGAACAGAAGGAAAAGGCTAATGCTGAAAATGAAGCTCTGCGCAGCGCTGTCGCTGCTGGCACTCGCCGGTTGCGCATCGCAGGCGCCTGCACGACTGGTCCCAATAGCAGCAGCGTGTCCAAAACCGCCAGCACCACCAGCTTGGGTGATGCAGGCACCGTCGAACTCAGTCGAGAAACTGGACAAGCTGTTCTCGATCTCCGAAGAGACCTCATCTCCGACCAAGCAGCCCTGAGGGCGGCGCAGGCTTACATCAGGGACGTGTGCCACTGATCGAAGCGCCTTGACCGGCAAGTGGGAATTCTCGTTAACTGTACGCATATACAGTTACGAGCTTTGCCATGCTTTTCGATCAACAGAAAATTTCGCTCGACCAGCTACTCAACATCCGCGCGCCTGGCACCTACCTAATAAAGGTGGAAGGTGACAGCATGCAGGGTGCCGGAATCTTTTCCGGTGACATCCTGATTGTGGATAAAGGCATGGAGCCTGCCGCCGGCAGAGTCGTGATTGCCCTGGTCAACCGAGATCCGCTGGTGAAATACCTGTCGTTCGTAGATGGAATGCCGGTGCTCACATCTGCAAACCCAAAATACCCAGCGCGTTACATCCTTGAGAACGATGAATTCGAAGTGTGGGGCGTGGTCACCCACAGTATCCGCGACCACGACAGGAATTGATTGGGAGAGGGTACAGGTCGGCAGGACGCCGGGGAGGGAGAAGCAGCTCGTACCAATTTTTGTACCACTGCATGTGTTTTCGCGGTTTTTCGCGTGTTCGCCAAAGTAAGAAAGAGCCTGAATTTACTGGGTTTTCTTACTTTGGCCTGCCCTGCAAAACCTACTGAAAATAGCGGTGTAGTTCTGTTCCAGTGTCACAGGGTTGTGTTCCGTGTGGGTTCAAAAAAACGCCGGCTTGGTGGCCAGCAAAGGCGCACATAGTAGCTTAGCCGGGCGCGGAGGGGTACGGCAGGCGACCG